GGGTGAAAAAGCGCTGGAGCCCAGCGCAGGCCATGGTGCGATTGCGCGCTGGCTGCCAGAGAACACCGAGCGCACGGCAGTCGAGCCTTCACGTCAGCTTCTTCCCAAGCTCGCCATGGTGTTTGACGGCAAGATCGTGGACACCAACTTCGAGCAGCTCAATATCGTCAATAAGTTTGACGGGATCGTGATGAACCCCCCGTTCGGAAGCGGTGGGAAAACGGCGGTTGATCATCTGGCAAAAGCCGCACAGCACCTTCGGGATGGCGGCCGCATTGTGGCTTTGATTCCTGCAGGGCCCGCTGCCGACAAGCAGCTGGATAAATTCCTTCACGATGAAACCCGGACGCCGATTGAACCTACTGCGCGCACAAAAGAGCTGGGTCCAGTTTATGTGGGCGACACGATCAAGACATCCTACGCATGGATGCCTGAAGGTAAAGTCATTGGGACGCAGGGGGATCAGCTACTTGTTCGCAGGACGGGCGCAAACCATGCAACGGCCGTAAACCCAGAATGGGTGACTGAGCTCAATGCGACTGGTCGCCGTGAGAAGGTGGCGCGCCGGTCTGAAAACCTTTACACCGTAGCTGATATCTATTTGCCGTCATCCGTGTTTGAGCGGGCGGGAACCAGCGTCAACACGCACATTGTTGTTCTCGAAAAGCAGGAAGATCCCGAAAAGGCAAAGCGGATCCAGCAATCGAGCAGGGATTACTCAGGCGCAAAAGACATCAATGAGTTCTTTGACCGCATCGAGGAATCCTCACTGCCTGCGCGTATCGGCAAGGAAGCGACGTCGCTGGCGGATCAGGTTGATTCAGAAACTAAGCCGACTCCAAAAGGCCAGGTCGAAGGCAATCGATACGTCACCGATGCGCCGGCCATAACGCACACCACGATGAAGGGAAAAACGATCGAGGGCGTCATTGCTCGCGATCTGACAGCGGAAGAAGCGCAAGCCATCGATCCTTACACATGGAAAAAGGATGGCGGATTCTTCATCCGAATGAAGCATGTGGATCGTCCTGGATCCGAAGAAAAGGTTTTCAAAAACGATATTTTGGAACCGCTGCCAGAAGATCAATGGATGTCATCCGAGGACATCCGGGAAATCACGAGCCATCTCCTCAAGCCATTTGCCACTGCAATCCCCCTTCGAATTGAAGATTCGGTCATTGACGTGGCCGGGGTAAACGAAGAGAGCAACGGAGCTTCTGGGCTTCTCTTCAACGGTAGCCTGTACCTCTTCAGGAATGGACTCGCCAACAGGTCGGATGTTGTCAAAACTCTTTGGCATGAGTTGCTCCATTTTGGCTTGCGGCGATTTATGACCAAGAGTCAGTATATCGAAGCCATGAATGACCTTTACAACAAGGATCCATGGATTAGAGAAAGAGCCGACCTTTGGATACAAAGCGATGACGCCGCTGAAATTGTAAAAAGCAGCGAATCCAGATCCTACCTTAGAGCCAGAGGCGTTGACGAAGCGCTGGCGTACCTTGCAGAGCTCATTGGGTCTCAACGAGAAGCGCAAAAAAAAGTCGGCAGAATCAGACGTGCCATCAGAGCTATATCCAACTGGATTTCTCGACTTGCCGAAAAGTATGGGTACAAAGAGGCGTCTGAAGAATGGAAAACTACACGCCCAACACAGGAGGCCGCTGATCTCATTGCAGGGATATTCACCAAGCTCCGTGATGGCAATGCGCCCATCAATGGTGATAACAGCTGGAGTTCTCACGACCCGGCGTTCAGTAAGAAAAATGTCCTTGGTGAAGAGCCTCTTGCCACATGGACGTCCCCAGGCGCAACGTCGCTGGATGACTTCATCTACCGGATGCAGGACAAGCTGATCGACACCAAGCGGGTACAGGAAGCGATCAAGGGCATCGAGGATGAATGGAATCCCTACCAGAAGGAAATGCTCTACCACGGTCGCGCCGCCAAGCAGACGGAAGATTTCCTGACCAATGAGGTCAAGCCGCTGGTAAAGGCCATGCAGGACAAGGGCGTCTCGATGGATGAGCTTGAGACCTACCTTTGGAACCGTCATGCCCAGGAGCGAAACGAACAAATCGCCAAGATCAATCCCAAGATGCTCGATGGCGGATCCGGCATTCTGACGCAAGATGCTCAGGATTACCTGAAGGGTTTGTCACCCGAAAAGCAAAAGGATCTTGAGGCGCTGGCAGGGCTGGTCGACAAGATCAACAGCAACACCAAGAAGATCCTGATCGATTCAGGCCTTGAAGTACCCGAAACGATTGCAGCATGGGATGAGGCTTATAAGTTCTACGTCCCACTGATGCGTGGTGAGTCGGATATTTCTAACCGTGGCAACGGAACCGGACAGGGTTTCTCGGTCAGGGGCCCAGCCAGCAAACGGGCCATGGGCTCAGATAAGCCGGTCGTGGATATCATTGCCAACATCCTGATGCAGCGCGAAAGGACGATCGTCCGCGCAGAAAAGAACCGGGTCGGCGTAGCGCTTTATGGTCTTGCCATCCAGAACGAGAATCCGAACTTCTGGCTGCCGGTCAATCCCGAAGCGATTCGAGCGCCCAGACGCACCCGGAACGAGCTCCAAATGATGGGGCTGCAGCCTGATGAGATTGATGGCCTGATGCGCGAACCGGCGACGCGATATATCGATCAACAGACGGGTCTTGTGGCAGCCAGGATCAACCCGGCGCTCCGCAATAGGGACAATGTCCTTGCCGTGCGCGTCAACGGAAAAGATCGATTCATCTTCTTTAATACCGGGGATCCAAGAGCCGCTCGGATGGTTGAGTCGCTCAAGAACCTCGATTCTGATCAGCTGGGATCATTCCTGTCTGGGGTCCGCATGTTTACTCATGCGTTCGCCTCGATGAATACGCAATACAACCCGATCTTTGGCGTGGTGAACCTGCTGAGAGACTTGGGTGCGGGCGCGCTCAATCTCACCAGCACGGAAATTGCCGGCAAAGAAAAAGACGTCCTGGCTCATGTAGGGCCGGCGATTGTCGGGATCTATGCGGATCTGCGGGCTGACAGGGCAGGGCGACCCCGCTCGGCCGGCCAGTGGGCAAAGCTCTGGGAAGATTTCCAAGAGCACGGAGGCAAAACGGGTTATCGCGATAATTACCGGACATCCGAAGATCGAGCCATAGCGATTCAGAGAATGCTGGATCCTTCCTCATGGGCAGATCACGGTCTGGGTCGTTTCTTTACGGCAGACGGTCGCCTAAAAGTCCCGATGGAAATGGTCCGCAAAGCGGCATCCCCGCTGGTCACCCCACTGTCGGGATGGCTGTCCGATTTCAATGAGACCACGGAAAACGCGATTCGCTTGTCAGCCTATAAAGTGGCCATCGATGCAGGGATCTCCACCGACAAAGCCGCAGCGATCGCCAAGAACCTGACCGTCAATTTCAACAAGAAGGGTCAGCTGGCTTCCCAACTCGGGGCGCTCTATGCGTTCTTCAACGCCAACGCGCAAGGAACCGCGAGAATCCTTGAGACGCTGAATGGGCCGGCCGGCAAGAAAATCATTGCTGGCGGTCTTCTGGTGGGCGTTCTCCAAGCTGTGATGATGGCAGCAGCCGGTTATGACGATGATGAGCCGCCGCAGTTCACCCGCGAACGCAATTTCGTGATTCCGGTAGGCGACAAATACTTCTCGGTCCCTTATGCGCTGGGCTATCACGTTCTTCCGAACACCGGGCGCATCCTGATGGAGCTTGTCCTGAGTGGCGGCAAACATGCAGGCGATAAGGTCTTTGACCTGATGGCGGCCTATATCGAGTCCTTCAATCCGATGGGATCAGGCAAATCGATCTCTGAGGTGCTCTCTCCAACGATTACCGATCCGATCGTGGCGCTGGAGCGTAACACCGACGCATTTGGTCGGCCGATCGCCAAGCAGGATCGAAGCGGACTGGATCCGACACCCGGATTCACGCGGTCCAAGGATACGGCCAGCCTCTTTGGGAAGTGGTTTGCGAAGGTGATCAACACGCTCACCGGAGGGGATGACTACAAACCTGGGCGCGTTTCTCCGACACCGGATCAGATCGATTACCTGATCGGTCAGGCAACGGGCGGCGTCGGTCGAGAAGCCATCAAAGCCGAGCAGGCGGTCGGTAGCTTGTTCACTGGCGAACAGCTGCCACCGTACAAGATCCCTCTGGCGGGTCGATTCTATGGAAACGCGCATTCCGCTTCAGCTGAACGCGATCGGTTCTACCGGAACGTAACTGAGCTCAACGTGACCCAGAACGAAATCGAAGGGCTCAAAAAGGCGCACAAACAGGATGAATTGAAGGCATTCAAGGAGTCGCACCCCGAATCCAAGCTGATCCGAAAAGCGGATGACGTCGAGCGGCGCCTTTCCTTACTCAATGCCAGAAAACGATTCCTTCAGAGAAAGGGCGATTCAAAGGATGAGATCAAGAAGGTCGAAAGCCGGATCTCCGATCTGATGAAGGATTTCAACGACCAGGTTAAGCAGGTAGCAAAATGATTGATCAGCTGAACAAGCATCTTCCCCTCGAAATCAGCGCCAATGTCCGCTATGCGGGACAGGCCCAGATTCTGAAGTTTCGCGGCTATGAAAAGCTGGCCAAACGATATGAAGAATCGGCAAAGGAAGAGCGCGGACACGCGAATCGAGTGATTCGGAGGATTCAGCAGCTGGGAGGCTGGCCTGATTACATCCCGCAACTGCCCGTTAAGGCACAATCCAGCTGGGACGTGAAAGCCATGTTTGAGGCGGACCTTGCCACCGAGACCCGCGTTCTTCGTAGCCTTACGGACCTCATGCAGTCCGCCGACGATGACGAACAGGATTGGCAGACGTTCAAGGTGCTGCAGAAACTCACCAATGACACCGAAGACGATATCGAATGGTATACCGCCCAGCTCGGCATCATTGATGAGATTGGGCTGCAGAACTATCTGGCAGCCCAAATCTAGGCTATTGCTCTTCGACCTTATAGCCCCTGGCATTCATGCACTTTTCGTAGCCACTGGCTGCCATTCTTCTGTATGCCAGTGTTCCGATACCAAACAGCCATGGGCCCTGAACTTCTGATGACTTGTTGCACTCAAGATTGTCCAGACTTTTCTGCTCAGGGGTTTTGTTGGCAGGTGCGCTGGAAATCTTGAATGGAACAGGGCTACAGGCGGACGCCATTAAGCCAATCATCAGGGCGACTGTAATTCTTCGCATTGTTTTTCTCGCTGAACGTGGATTGGGGGATCCGAGTCGGAAGGTATCAACCGACCCGAAACGCAGTCAATCCCTCAGCTTAAAAATCATCCCAAAATCCGTCTCCCTCCATCTTGATCGCCGGCTCTGACCAGTCTCTGGCATGAGAGGAGGGGAGGGTCGGGATCCATTCATTACCCTGGCGGTAGTAACCGCCACGGCTCAAATCGCGCGCGTTCAGGTTGGGCAGCGTGTAATACGCCTCATTGCCTCGTACCACTAAGGCCTCAGCGCCGGGATATGGAACATCGGTTCCGGGAATGGTGGGAACGTAGCGGACGGCATGTGCGTCAGCAGCAAATAGAAGAGCCAAAAATAGCGCTTTCATTCAAAACCTCGATGTCATAGTTTGATGTCATAGAAGTCTGGAAGCCTTTGTTTACGCGGCCTCCGGAGCGGTCGATTCCCTTAGGAGGGGAATGCTCTATCCAGCTGAGCTACCGGGGCGTATGGGTTTCACTGACTTTCTATGTCTCTACTATGACGCATATCGCGCATTTCGTCCACATAAAGAACAATGACTTAGCGGCGCAATCATAGCCGGTGTCATAGTGGATGTCATAGAAGGCCGAGCTTACCGATCGCGCCGACAAGGTTCTCTGGCGCAAGGTGCGCGTACCTTTCCGTCGACTTGATGGAAGCGTGGCCAAGTATATCCCGAACCTCGTAGAGAGGGACACCCGCCATGACCAACCATGACGCGCAGGTATGCCTAAGATCATGCGGAGTGAAGTCCAAGATTCCAGCTCTGCGACAAGCTCCGGCAAACCCCTTTTTCAAACTTCCTATGACACCTGACTTCCCCGGAAAGACATAGGGACTTTTCGGGTCTCGGTCTTTACAGCTGAGAAATGCCAGTTTTGCAACCGGGTGGATGGGAATCGTGATGGTGCGCTTCCGCTTGGTGCGGTTGCTAGTCACCTCAATAATGATGCGATCTCGCTCAAGATCGACCTTTTTCCAATCAAGCGTGAGAATGTCGCGTGTGCGAAGCCCGGTGTAAATCCCGATCTTTATGAAATCGGCAACGACTGGCGATGCGTTTTGAATAAGGCGAGAGGCCTCTTCTTTGGTGATCCACCTGACGCGACCAGGAGGTTCTTCCACCTTAACTGACCGAACCTCATTCGGGATGCTGGTCCCAAATCGGCTGTTGTATTCAACGATGGCGGCGCTGAGAACCGTGAGCTCTCGCTTGATGGTTGGATCCTCGACGCCAGCTTCGCGTCGGTGATCTATGTATCCGTGGATTTCGGTTGAATCGACGCTTGCGGCATCGATACCCGCGAAGTAACTGTCCAGCGCTCTCCCTATGGATATGTTTCTAGGGACGAGCCGATTATTGCGCTTCAGGTATTCCGCTAAAACGTCAGCTACTTCTGCGCCTCCTGAGCGGCGTTTGAAGGTGTGGAAGGCTGATCTAAGCTTTTGCTCTTCCGCTTTCGCGTCCGCGTGGACGGTGGTCCCAGAAGATCGCCTAATGCGTTTGCCCGTCGCATCGGTGTACGAGATCCACCAGATCGAACTGTCTTTTTGCTTGTACGGCATCCGGAAAGTATGAACTCATCCAGTACCTTTTCGTCAATCCGAATCACTTTCCCCACTTGAAACGCAGGCAGCTCACCACTCGAAACCCAGACCTGAACAGTCCTGGTGCTGACATTTAACCTGTCCGCGACATCCTTTGTCGTGAGCATCATGGCAGTCTCTCCAACCTCATCGAGTCAACAAACGTGTGCATGACCTGATACGGAATCATTTTTTCCGGATCAAGTGCAATCAATACGCCATTTTTATCGATGTGCATGCGTAAAGGCCCAGGATAAAGCCATCCATCTTCGGGCCGGGTGATTCCAAGTTTTTCACCTTCCGTAAAAAACCCATTAGAAAATTCGTCGCGTACTTTTTTTTCGCACTGGTGCATATCCAGCGCCGTCCATCGATATTTGGGTGAAACGAATTTGTGGGCAAATACTCTTTTGCCTGTCCGCTTCATCCAGCGCGCCAGCCGTATACCGAATTTTTCGGCAACCAAATACTGGTAACCATATCGCGTATAGTTAGATTTTACGTTGCGGTACTCTTTTGACCCGCGCATCAAAAAAAGACCTGTCGTTTCTCCTGTTTTGGCGATTACGATGTCGAGGTCTGTTTTTGTTTTACTCGCATAAAGGTATCCGCTGGGATATTCAACAACACCAAAAGGACAGCCTTTCGTGATGTCAGAGATAAGGTCATTTGCCATTTTTTCTGAAACTCTAATTGACATCGAGACGCCTTTATCCTTCCAGCAGTTCAATTACGCGACCGGCCTCTAAGGTCAAATGCTCATTGGCATAGACGCGCATATCCCATTCTTGGCGGATACTCTTGTGAAGTTCCCCTGAAAGCTGTGCAACAGCGTTTGCCTGGGCAACTGTTACGCGACCTTCTAATACACCTTCCATGGTTGCCAAAAGAGCCCCTCTAAGGTCGGCCGCGTTTACGATTACTCTCTTACTCATCACACCAACTCCCTAAACTTATCCCACCACTCAGACGCAGGGCGCACCCACACGTTGTCTATTGAGCCACGCTCACGGTAGACAATCACCACCTCTCCGGTTGCTTCCATCTTGGCAATCTCAAGAACTTGATAGACCTTACCGCTGTGGTGTCGATACAAGGCATCAGGTTTGGGAAGGATATTTGTTTCACTCATCACCCCCTCCTATCTCGTGATATTTTTCTGCTACGCGAATGCCAACCTCAAACGCTGCATAAACTTCTGACGATTTGTTTCCTACCATTTCTTTAAGGCGTTTAACCCCTTTCTGTATCTCCTCCTCCGTCATCGGCTTCCTAATGGCTGGCTCTAATCTCAACCACTTATCTCCGTCAAAAATTTCATAAGCAATGTGATCGCCGTTTTCAGTTATCTTTACCGCCTGCCCTATTGCAGTTGCTAATGGAGGATTTTTTGCTTCTGTCTTAGGTATAAATTGTTTGCAATCAGGATGATGGTCAAGCCATGTGCAATGACTGTCGCAAAATTCATCATCTTTTTTTATACCGTGATACCGTTCTACCGCTCTGGCAAACGCAATAACGTATGGCGCAGTAAGCTCAAAGTTATTGTCATCACCGTACAAAATCCTGATGTATTCCTCCGTCATCGGCCTTGATGGCTCGGGTCTGGTGTAGAGGGGTTCAAAACCATCGACTTGATGGAAAGATATTATTTGATCTCCATTAGGCGTTGTTCTCATCCACGCCACAGGCTTATCCGCTTCTGGCTCGGCGGCGAGGAAAGCGCGGATTTCTTCAAAAAGGTCGGTCCAACTAGCTGTTTCTGCATCCCATTTATCAAGCGCCCGTCTCAGCAGTTCGGTTGCGGTACTCATGGTTTATCTCCGTCTCCGCATTCAGGGCAGTGGGTATAAGTCCCGCAACCGGGGTTGTCCTTGTCCTGCACGAAATTTTCTGGCCAGTCCTCTTCTGGGAGAATCCTGCTTGGGGCAAGCCCATCAGAAACATGAGGAGCAACACCGTAATGCGGGAAAGCGCAAAATCCGTCCCCGTCATCGCAATACCTACAAGTCATGCTTCCTCCAACGCTTTCAGTGCGGCTCGGGCTTTGTCATAAGCCGTTCCATTTACCCATTCCTGCAATCCTTCCAACGCGAATACCAACCCATCCACTAAGTCTGCTCTTATGTAGGGAACGTCAGTCGAATCTGGATTTTCATTGACCATCTGATCGGCGGCGTAATCCCAGACCCAAATCTTCTTCGGTGCGTTCATATTTCCTCCTATAAGGAAGCGCACCATCCTTTGAAATCCCGTGATCGCCAGAACCGGGCGATGATGCGCTTTCGTATAAAGCTCATAAGGGATGGGACTGTTTTCGTGATCTTTCACACATCGGGCTGGCGACCGAGATCGTTATTCCAGTTCACCTCTTCCTCTGGAGATCAGCCCAGTATTCGAGGATCTTTAGGTCACAGGCTTTACGATCGATTACCTTTTATTCCCTATCCCATATTCAGGCGGTCCCTGAATCTTCCAGTCCCATCTCTTATAAGTGCCGGTCTAATTCCCGGCTGCCAGGGGCTTTCGCAAGATCCCCATCTCGCACCACACTTACAGCGGTGGCTTGCTGTCCGGACCTAGACGGCGTCCTCAATCCAAACAATCTTTGACCTTGTCGGATCCGACTTACGATCTTGGTAAATCCGCTCTTTCAACAGGTATCCTTCAAGATCCCAGATCTTTTCCAGCGCGTTCTCGTAAGCAATCTCTTCGCCTGTTTTGCGATCAAAAACCGCAGGATCGATGCAGGCAGAAGAAGACGTCACAACAAAGCCGTTGATCATGGTGATCGCGCAGATCGTCGTGGTGGTGTCCGGGATGATCGAATAACGGACCTTGTCGATCCGGGACTCAATGCGCTCCCGAGTGATTTTTATTCCGATACCCATGTTCACGGAACGATCTCCCAATCGTCTTCGAGGATGTCGGACTGGGATGCGAGCCAAGGGACGACTTCGTCATTGACGGTTTTCATAGCGAGGTAGGCTCGGTAGGGAACCATGTCGCCAAATACGCTTCTGGCTGCATCCGTCTGCGCTGGATATGAATTAGCGGGAACGTAGTAGATGAACATGCCCTTGCCATTCCATCCGGCCCGGGCAACCCTCTCGCCAGTCTTTAGCGCCTCGATGGCTGCGCCAAACGTCATGCCGCTAATCTCGCGGTAGGCCCGCTCGAATACTTCACTGGGCGACCAGCTGACGTAACCTTCAAAGGCTCCGGTGTTTGCTTTTCCGCCATCGACGTACTCAACAAGGAACCCTTCGTCGGAGCCGTCTTCGTCTTCAGGAAGCTCCCAGCCCCTGAAAATGTTGTATTCCAAGCGGGTCATCGGCTTTGCGTTGATTCGCTTTGTGCCGATGTATTGCTTCATTTCTGGATTCACTTACGTTTCTCCTGTAATTGATATGCGCTATACCGTGGGATCGGTAACCGCTTCGTAGATCCAATAACCCAGACTGTCCCAGGTTCCCTCGATCAGTCGCTCTCGATGAAGGTCAGCCATTTCCTTGGCAACCTCCCTGCTTGTCTTCCCAAGAATGAAAGCCATCTGAGCCGCCGATACTTGGCGACCAACAATGTGCTTCAGGATCTGTTTGCGTAGCTCGGTCATGCTGCTTCCTCTGTCTCTTTTTCATCCTCATCAAGATCCACGCCGCGCTCTGCGGCGACGGCTAAAAGAAACTCGATAAACTCAGTGAACTCCCGCTTCCTCATGCGGCTGGTACTGACCCCCAGCATGACGATCCGACCATCCGTGGTCTGCGTCAGTCTTGCCATTTCAGCCCTGAAGCTGGCTGAAAGGATTACTTTCCAATCTTCCTTGCTGATCTTCTGCATGACGCCATTGATGGGCCACTCGATCTGCTGCGAAAACGCGGTCAGGACTCGCCACAAAAGGCGGTTTTGGTCCACGTTTCGCAGTTTTTCATGGACCCCAACCGTTACCTCTAAAGGGGCCCCAGACTCAGCCTGGCCTTGCCAGCATTTCAAAATGCCCCAGAGCGCCTCTGCATCCCATGGGTTTCGCAAAATGAAGCGCTGGCTTCTTTCCTCGCTCATTCAGCGCCTGCAAACTCCTGAAGCTCGACCAAGAGCTCGCTGATGTTGTCGGCCTCGCTTTTGGTGTCTTCGGTCTTGTCAGCAGCCAGGGCCTTAATGACCTTTCGCAGAATCGACTTGTCGACAAACGTCGCTTTGCTGACGGATTCGATGCCTGCCGTGAACTTCAGGGCCGCATCGGCGCGCTCCGTGTTGAGAGCTAAAAGCTCCGGGATGCACTCTTTAAGAGCGGTCAGATTGACGTTATTCATTACGCAACCCCCGGTTTCATGTTTTCCCGAATGAATGCCTGAAGATGCTTGTCGCCAAATGGATCCAAACGTGGAAACCAGTCACGCCAAACAAGGCCATTGATCTTCAATCGGTACTCGATGATGCGTTTTTTCTTTCTGGCCTCAATCAAAACGTCACGTTTTCCTTTCAGCTTTTGTGAAGCAACAACGTGGAAAAGTGATCTGCTCATTACGCTGCTTCCTTATCCAGAGATTCAACGACCTTCTTCGTTTCGGCATGAATCTGTTCAAGCTCCCAATTCAAGAAGCTGGTCAGATCGTTTGTTACCCGGGTTGATGCCGGAGGAATCAAGCCTAGTGCGATAACGTAAGCGCCAACACGACGCGAAATCGTGAGGTGCTCCTCATGGGCTATGGCCCCCAATTCGTTGACAAACAACTCCCCGTCGCTGGTTTCGTAGCGGGTTACCTGCTTCACGCTGCCTCCTTAATGTCTGTTTGAGATTTGAACTTTTCGTACTCGATCAGGATTCCCCTGATACGAGAGTGATCCTTGAAGTCATGGAGCTTCAGGAATTCGAGAATGTGCGGCTGGTGATCAATGACGGCCGCCTGCTTGATCTCTGCGGTATCGGCTTTCGGGGCTTCAGCGGGCGCTGCAACAACCGACTCCGCGGCAACTTCAGTAATAACCGCAGCTGCAGCAGCCTGCTCACGCTCTTTGCGCTGGGCCTCGATCTGAGCTTCGATCTCTTTCTGCTTCTTCTGGATCTCTGCTTCTTGTCGCTCTTGCTCTTCGCGGATCCGCAGCTGAAGGATGGCGTTGAAATCATCCGTGGGCTTGAGGCAGAGGGCTGCAAAATCGGGGAACAGGTGCTTGTGATCCTTGGCAGCTTCCCTGTTAGCCTCGATCAGTCGCGCCTTGTCGTTTGCCTCGATCTTGGCATTGGCTAAAACGGTAGCAAGCGCATCCTTGATGCTGGCAACGGTCTTCTTGCCCTTGATCGCGTCAGCAAATGGCGCAGAGATATTCCAGGCAATAAAACCGATTCGATCGAAAATCGTTTTGACGTACTCGTCTAGCGCTTTCTGAGCCTTTTGAACCAGCTCCAGGCGGATCGCTTCCTTGCGGGTCTTTACCAGTTTGTCGAGCGTCAATCGCTTTTGACGGGCTATCTCGCTGATCTCATCGATGGCGCGGAAGAGGGCGTCAATCGATTCGGTCTGTGACAGCGCATGATCCTTGGCTGCAGCTAGACGATCCTCAACTTCCTTGCAAAATTTAACGGTCTTTTCCGCGTCCGCGAAATCCTCGTCTGACTCAAGGTCGGTCTTGATCCCATCGAATACCGAAACCGCGTGGGCCTTGAAAACATCGATGTTCGAAGCCGTGACCATGCCCGTAACTTCGATCCGAAGGGCAGGGAGGGCTTCAGGGGCCTTGCCTACTGCAGCGGTCTGCGTTTCAGTGTGTTCGAAAGCATCCAGATCTAGCTGAAACTGATCCCAGCCATCACGGATTCGCTGCTGATATTCCTGATGCGGAATGACCCACATGTATTCGCAGTTATCTTCAGTCCCATCGGATGTCATGAAGAGCAGCTTTTCAGCGCCAGTAATTAGCAGGATCTGCTGTGCTTGCGGCCAATGATGATCTGGCAGCACCCCATTGCGGAGTGATTCAGCAAGTTCGCGATTGAACTGTTTATGCTCCCATGCCACGTCTTCCATCATCGTGATGCCGTCGCAAGAACACGAAAGGTGTCCGTATGAGTAAGTAGCCGGAAAAAGGTCTTCACCAATAATCTTTTCGGCAATGACGCGCCCTAAAGGCTCAACCTCATGTCCGCGATCAAAGATCTTTTGAAGGGCAGGGGATACGTCAGGCGCAACCCCTGTTTTCTTTAGCTTCAAAAGGTCGGTGCGCGACATGTAAGGACTGATTCCCAGCATGGCGCTGGCTTCGCTTGCGCCAAAATGTTCGGCACGGAATTGATGCCACTCTCCCGAACCTTGAACTAGGGTGTGTGTTTTCCTCACGCTGCTTCTCCTTCGCTTTTGATAGCCAGCTCGATGTCGTAGATCGCGTTGACCTGATGTTCTGTCAGGGTGTTTTTCGTTAATACGAAACCAATGACCTCTTCAGCTGTTTTGCCTTTCCTGATCCATCCTTCAAATTTAGGAACGGCTCCAATAAATGCCTCATCGGTGTAACCGGGCAATAAATCTGCGGTTCTTGAAGGCTCGGGTTGAGCGGATGGAATGACCTTTTCTGATGCTTCAAGGATGCGATCAGCTTCGTCCTGGTCGTAGATTCCGGTGTATCCAAAAGCAAGGCGCGCAGCCTGTATCAAAGCCTTGTGTCGCAGCATTCTCTTGGGGTGTGATACCCAAGGCCCGACGTTGGCGCGCTTGCACTCGGACATGTATTCGGTGACCTTGATCGGTCGGCTGCGATCCTTGCGGTATACGATGCAAGTGCAAGCCTCGTCAGTCTGCTCAAACTCCAGACCGTCAAACTGAGAGTGCTCGTTAATGATTCTGCTCCAGCCATCCACGCCAACAACCGGAACAATGCCGTTGTTTTTATCTGGAAAGGCGTAGATTTCTCGGGTCCAAGGATTCAGCCCGTACTGATTCGCAACCACCATCAATGCCGTCATTTGGGCGTCAGAGACCTGACCTTTGAATGCGGTTGCCTTGAGGGTGTCGATCAGCTGGCTGCCGTCACCCATGTTCAGCTTGGTTGCAAGCTGATTCGTTAAAGTCGTAAGCGCGTTGCTCATGTTTGTTCTCGCTGATTGATCGAATTCTTTGTAATTGACCGGCCCACGTTTTCCAGGGAACTGCCTCGGAGGGCTAACTGGCTCTCTGTCCGGTCTGCGGGATAAGCCTCTAACCGCCGTAGCTCACGCTAAGCGCGTCTGGCTGTAATCAATTTGCACTCTGCTGTGCGCGACTTCTGTACCGCGCTGTATGCTTTGGCAAACTGCCGCTCAAACTGCCAAGTGAGATATCGGATGTAGATCCGCCGAATCGTTCTCATGGTTTGGGCTCCGTCCGAATGAAAGCGTTGACTTTCTGCGCCTCGCTGTAAAAGTCGTGACTTTCGAATTCGTAAGAAAGGGATTTGAGGGCATCGATGCGCGCCTCATAAACAAAGCGCTTGGGATGGAAGCCTGAGCGCTTGGCTAGTTTCCAGAGGTAGTTCCAGGTCATTTCTGCGCCACCTGAACGGATCCTTGTTCCATTTTTTCCGCTTCAAGCTGATCCATTCGGCCTAGCGCAATAAGACAGCCCAGCATCACAAGCAGGGCAATCACATGGTTTTCTGTTGTGCGTTCCATCAGGTTCTCCAAAAAAACACCCCCTGTCCTTGTGTGTCCTGAATGAAGCCATTCAACTGACAGGCCCTTGTTGCATCCGGCGCTGGCCTGGGCAGCTAGGGGGCGAAAGAAATGCTACCCAAAAGGGTAATCAGTAGTCAATACCCAAAAGGGTATTTGTTTTCTTGGGAGCAAAAAAAACCCGCCGAAGCGGGATGGGACTCAACAAATGATGGTGTTGGAAGAGGGTTTAGGTTCCTCTCCGACGCAGTCTCCGTATGTGATCGACTGCGGTTCCGATGATCTTGATCTTCTGGAAATCCGAGCGCATTGGTTCGTAATCCTCATTTAGAGGAATCAGCTCAAAATAAGATTCGCCCTTTTCGTTAAGTCCGCGTGGACGGTACTTCTTGAAGGTCGCTTCCTCTTCACTGTTTTTGGCTACAACGTAATCGCCTGGGCCCGGTAGCACATCAGGATCCACAATGATTGTGTCCCCATCGTGGAATTCGGGCTGCATAGAGTCACCTTTAATGACCAGAGCAAATGTGTGTTTGCCCACTTCTTGATACACAGGAAGCCAATCATCCCCGTCTCCAGGCGAAAGATAATCAGCGATTTGGCTCCAGTTTCCTGCTTGTACCCAAGAAATCAAAGGTACGCGCTTACCTACTGAAAGCGTTTCGGAAACATTAACGGATGATGCTGTGGCGCTGGACGTGTCGTCAGTAACGAATTTGGGTGGGGTAATTGGGCGAATGTTGGCCAAAGACGAGATACCGATTTCGGTTGGCTGATCCAGCCACAAATGAGGCAAACCCAAAGTTTTTTCGATGTCGCGAGCAAGATCCTCACCGATGCCTCTTTGATCTTTTCCAGATCCTATGGCCAACATTCGATGGACATTAGGCGCAGGCCTTCCGATGGCTTTTGCAAACGCAGCTTTGTTGCCATCAAAACGATCTTTGATCAGAAGCAGAACCCGATCTCTTCTGCAGTGTTTGATGATTTCCATCTCCTGATTAGACCTCAAAAAAATCGCGCTGGGGATTCTCCAAAAGGGTATTGCGCGAACAATACCCGTAAGGGTACTATCTCCGCATGAGCCTAAAAGATTACATGCGGACCCTCTCCGCAGATGAAAAGAGGGATTTCTCTGATCGCTGTGGAGCATCGCTGTCACACCTCAAGTTTGTCGCGTACCGAGCCAAGCATCCGAGTGCGGAACTTGCGGTGCGGATCGAAGAGGCCAGTAACGGTGCTGTGACTGCTGAATCCTTGCGTCCAGATGTTCCATGGCATGTGATTCGGCGCGACGGAAAGGCCGCCTAGTCATGAGAGGGGAACGAAGTTCATTTCCACCTGCTTTCGGATTCCGGCTTGGTCGCTCCGGTAACTGCGACCTTTCTCCTCCCTCTGTCCGGTCGGGCGGAATGTTTGGCCGGTTTTTTTTGAGGCGTGGGAGTGAATCTTTATGGAAAAGATTTTGTTGAACACATCCATTCCAACTTTTTCGATTTGCCCACAGGGGCAATACAGGATTCCGGTGCGAATGGCCGACTCGGAAGGAATGAATTGTTTGGATCCACAGTCGCAGATTGCTACCACACCTGATTGTCTTGGTTTGATGACCATGAGCTACTCCTATGAATGAAGAACCACTCGATATCAAAGTGATGTTTCAGGTTGCCGAGCACATGTGGCGCGGCATCGTTAAAGCCTCTTCACAGGATGGCGAAACCCGATCCGGCTATGTCAGGAATCTGATTCGTGCTGATCTCAAGCGCCGAGGCCTGATGAAAGTATCGGACGAAGCTATTGATATGGACAGGTACGAATAGGTCAGCTTTCGGTGTTGATTAGGTTCTATAAGGAACTTTCCTGATGCAAATTGAGAATAAATCTGCTGCTGCGATGAAAGCATCCGTGGGCATTCCTCCTTGTGAGCAATGCACGGTTTGTATGCAGGACTTCTGCGCGAAGAAACGGCCAGATTGCGAAGCGTGGCAACACTACGTTGAGACTGGTAATACCCCTCAACGATCCGCGATCGGCTGGGTGGTATGAGGTGGTCAGATTATGGCGCAAAGAAGAGGATGCAGTCATCCTTGAAAGCTATCAAAAGCTCGGCGCCAAGCGGCTTGCGCGGATTATCAATCGATCACCGCAGGCCATCCACGGTCGAGCCCTTCAGCTCGGCATCACCGACCGTTCGTCATGGTCGAAAGCCGAGGATCTTATCGTCCGACTCTGTTATGGGGTCGTGGGCGTCTCAGCAATCATCAAGAACTTACCAAACCGCACGGTCGGGGCCATTTATGCCAGGGCGTGGCGGCTTGGTTTGGCTGAAAAACGGAGGGACTGGTGAGCCCTCAAAAGCAAAACCCCCGGTGTGCAGCCGAGGGTTTCTATCAAGCGTCAACTGAAAAGGAGAAGACGAATGACTAGGCGGAATTATACCAAAAGGTCCGAATTCTTTGCCAAATACAGGCACCCGAATTGGCAGAAAAAGCGACTTGAGGTGATGTCTGAGGCTGGCTTTGTATGCGCCCAATGCGGCAACAAGGACGTAACACTTAACGTCCACCACAAGTTCTACGTTCGCGGCAGAAGTCCCTGGGAATACGACAACAAGGACCTCGAATGTCTTTGCGAAACCTGCCATGAGGCGAGACATAAAAAAGACGAACAGAAGGAAAAGGGTAAGCCGCTTGATTACGAGACCGGCAAGGCTTTACTCGCAAAAATGAAAGCGCACTTTAAGTCCGCAGGTGGTGAGCGTAATGCGTGACTACTCAAAGATTTCCCCAAAGTTTTGGATAGGCAATACAGGGAAAAGACTCAGAGTGATGGGTGCAGAAACCCAGATTGTTGCCATGTACCTTCTGACTTCGCCTCACGCCAACATGCTGGGCCTTTATTACTGTCCGCTGATGTTCATTTCGCATGAGACCGGGCTGGGCATGGAAGGGGCTTCGAAGGGCCTTCAAAGGGCCATTGAAGCGGGGTTTTGTTATTACGACGCCACTTCAGAGGTCGTTTATGTTCCAGAAATGGCCTCATACCAAATTGGTGAATCCCTAGCGGATAAGGACAACCGCATAAAGGGGGTCCAGACAGAGTATGACTCGCTGCCTGACAATCCCTTCCTGGAATCGTTCTACACCAGATACAGCAAGGCTTTCCGCATGACGGGTTGCCGCACATCAGAGTCAGAAAACCCACAGCAAAACCTAAGCCCCTTGCAAGCCCCTTCGGAGCCCCTTGTAAGCCAAGAACAGGAACAAGAGCAAGAACAGGAACAAGAGCAGGAGCAGAAAACAACGCGCGCAAAACCGCGCTCGGTTTTCGACCCAGCACAAATCGCGCTACCCGAGTCCATTCCCCATGACGCATGGCAAAAATGGGTCAAGTACCGAAGGGACCGGAAATTCAAAACCGTCGAGTCCACCTGGTACGAGCAGATCGAGTTCCTTGTCGGCCAAAACCTGATCGGCAACTCGCCAGCTTCGATCATCTCCACCAGCATCCAGAACGGCTGGCAGGGCTTGTTTGAGCCCAAGCCCCCTTCGACACCAAACCTTTCCAGCTATCGGGAGGCCAGAGCGCAAAGGGCTGTTGATGAGTTTGTCTACGGTTCAACGCCAATGGGGATCATCGATGTTAATTGACGCCAACAAGCAGGAATTCGCAGAGATCCTTCGCGGAACCGCTGAAGCCTACGGAAAGGAAGCCACTCAAAATTTGCTCAAGATCTTTTGGGCCGCACTTTCGGGCTACGAAATGAGCCAGGTCAGAGCTGCGTTTACGGCGCACATCAGGACTTCGAAGTTCATGGCTTCACCCGCAGAGATCATCGACAAAATCGAGTCTACGACTGGATCTGGACAACGTCCTGGAGCGGATGAGGCCTGGGGAATGATTCCCAAGGATGAGCACAGCAGCGCGGTACTCACGGAAGAAATGCTCAAAGCGTATTCGGTCGCTGCGCCAATGCTTCACGACGGGGACAAGATCGGCGCTCGGATGGCGTTCAAGGATGCCTACAACCGCATCTGCGATGAATCCAGAGCCAAGGGCATTCCGATCAAGTGGGTTATTAGTCGCGGCTGGGATAAGAAATCGCTTGGATCAGTGGTCACCGAAGCGCTTCGGCTTGGTCGCCTAAAGCCAGAGGATGCGGCTCCGGTTTTGAGCGAGATTGAATATCACGCCCCAATGATCGCTGGACTTTTGACGGGCACGAAGGGGACGGCAAATGAAGATAGGGCCAGAGAGTTCCTCGCAAAGCTGAAGGGGTCATTGGTTTCTCCTGTGGCTTCGATCGATATGGATCGGGTCCGAAAAGAGGTTGAGGAGAAAGATCGAAAGCTGCAGGAGGGTGAGAGTGGAAAAGCCGCTTGATGATTTCGATCCCGTTGGGTGTACCTGCCCCCTGACGGAGGTGAAATACGGGGAAAACCATTCTCGATATGTCGTTCTGGAGCATACCTGTCCGCATTGCGCCGAGTGGAACCAGCGAATGCTCGAATCCGGAATTACTGAAAAGCGGCATGAGACGCCAAAGACTGAGAAAAAGCGCAGGAAAAAGGCCGCTTGAGTGATTTTGATGCAAGTTTCGCGAGGCTCAAAGCAAAAACCGAAGAAATTCAGGAAGAGCGCAAACGCAAATGGAAATTCATTCAGGACGAATCTCCGGAACTTGCTGCTTTTCTTCTTGAGGTCAATCAGGCCTTTGGCAAACCAGAAAAAACATGGGTCGTCATCAATGAGAAACGGATTTTGGGACCAAAACTAATGACTGACATCGATCATTGGGAAGAAGACATTGCCTGGCTTCAGGCGCAACAACAGGACGACGTGTCGATTATCGACGCAGATTGGTTTGCGGAGAAAGTGTTCGACCTGATGCGGAAGGGCCAGCTCACGCAAGAGGATGCAAGGCAGGCTGCTTTGAGATTGATGAGGGGGAGGTCTGCGTGATCCATTACCACGGAACCCCTGTTGGCGGATCTAAGGACAACGTCTGCCGATTTTTGGTTGGCAGGCATGGCCTCGTGCCGTTCAAGCGACAGGATGATCTTTCGGCCGTCATGGAGTTTTGCCAGAGTTTTGTTCTCGACAATTCCGCGTTCAGCTACTGGAGGGCTGGAGAAGGCGACGTTGATGTCCCTACTTATCACGCATGGGTGAGTTCGCTTGCGGGTCATCCTGGTCTTGATTGGTGTCTGATCCCAGACAAAATCGATGGATCAGAAAAACAAAACCAAGACCTCGTCACCCTGTGGCTTCGTATGGGCTGCAAAGTCAAATCGGTTCCTGTTTGGCATTTGCACGAATCGCTTGAATGGCTCGAATGGCTCGTAGGAAATTTCCAGACCGTTGCTCTTGGCTCATCTGGGGAATGGTCTTCGCCCGGAACTTTTTCATGGTGGAACAGGATGTCCGAAGCAATGTCGGTTGCTTGCGATGCGGATGGCCGTCCAAAGTGCAAACTTCATGGTTTGAGGATGCTTGACCCGAACATTTTTACCCATCTGCCTCTAGCGTCAGCCGATTCAACAAATGCGGCAGTTAATGCGGGATCTATTGCTCGGTTTGGGAGCTATGTCCCCGTTACGTCTTCTCAAAGAGCATCGGTAATCGCAGACCGAATCGAAAACTACAGTTCTTCGCCTTCATGGGTTGGCACACCCGTCCAGCAGGATCTTTTCGCATGAGCGCCGCCGCCAAACGTCATCTTGCCCGGGTGCATGAGGTTCCTTGCGTTCTCTGTGGCGCAACCCCAGTTGAGGCACACCATGCGCGCGAAGGTCTTGGAATGAGTCAACGAGCAAATGACTGGCTGACCATTGCGGCCTGTGCCGACTGTCACCGTGGGCCATTAGGTATCCATGGGGATAAATCGTTGCTTAGGATCCAGAAGGTTAGCGAGATGGATCTTTTGGCTCGGACGCTGGAGGCGCTGTATGGCAAATAAAGGGCTGTTGGCTTTGGGTCGCCTAAAGACCGGCCAAATGAATAAAACCGAAGCGCTTTACGAGGCCCAGCTGGCGAACCGGAAACACCTTGGAACGGTCGCTTGGTACAAGTTTGAGGGCGTCAAGCTGAGATTGGCTGATAACACGTTCTACACCCCCGACTTTGCCGTGATGCTTCCCTGTGGGCAAATGGAAATGCACGAAGTAAAAGGGTTTTGGAGGGACGATGCGAGGGCAAAGATCAAGATCGCCGCTGATCTTTACCCGTTTCGATTCTTGGCGTTCATGCCAAGGAAGAAAAAAGACGGTGGCGGCTGGGATGTTGAAGAATTCTGAGGACAAGAAATGGCAAAAGGCACTTTGAACCAGGTCACTCTGGTTGGGAATCTCGGCGCAGAGCCTGAGATTCGGGCAACGCAAACCGGGATGCAGATCGGATCCCTCCGCATCGCCACGGTTCATTCGCGAAAAGGGCAGAGCGGAAACTGGGAAGACGAGACCGAATGGCATCGGGTCACCATCTTCGGGAAGACCGCAGAATTCTTTGGAAACTATGCGCGCAAAGGGAATCGGGTCTTGGTGACGGGTCGCCTTCGCACCCGCAAATGGCAGGACAAGGACGGCAAGGATCAATACACGACCGAGATCGTGGCGGATGAAGCTCAGATCCTGGAGCGCAGAGATCCGAACCAGTCGCAAGAAAAGCCAACACAGCAAACCTATCAGCAGGCGCAGCAACCAGAGCAATCTTCGGGCGGCGACTTTGACGATGACATTCCTTTCGATCGCGTGAGAGGGCCGTACTGATGAAGTTTGCCCTGGTGATGGCGGTCTGGTGGATTGTGGGGCCTGAGTCAGCGGTGATGACCTACGCGGGGGTGACCGTTCTTGGGTGGATTCAGGTGACGTGGCTGGATTGGACATGCGAACACTACTAGCGCTCCTGTTTGCAGCGTTTTGGCTCGGCATGTTCCTTGTGGTCCCGATTCTGGTGCTTGTGGTGGGGGCGATTAAATGAGGTATTCCGTCAGGGAAAGTCTTGATGGGTTGATTTTTGGGCGCTGGACGGTCCTGAGCGACTCCGAAGACAAGGTCGCCGTTCGGAAAGGAAAGACCTACCGATATCGCGTGGTGGTTGCAAAGTGCGAATGCGGGACCGTGCGTTCCGTTTTGGTTCAGCACCTCAAGGGCGGCACAAGCGTTTCATGTGGCTGCTATCAGAAAGAACAAATGTCGACGCTGGCAGCCAGGTCATGGGCCAAAAGGACGGTGCCGAGTGGAAGATAGATACGCACCTAAAACGGAGTTTGCGCCAACCTGGAAGAGGATCGACAAGTCGAGGCCGCCCAAGGGCGCAAAGATGCTTTTCAAGTCCGACCATGGCGCTGCCGTGATTGGGGTTTGGTATGAAGGGTGTGAATGGGATTGGTGCGCGGGGCTACCGAAACATTCACCCGAAGACAAGGAATTCATTTTGAAAAAAGGCCGGGGGGCTTAAATGGCGGAAGAGAAGTATTCGATTTTTGAGCAGCAGGCCGCCTTTATGGTGGCGTGTGGGCAGTCGGTTGATTATCCGAACGGGGATCAGGCTGCGCTTTACTTGAACCTGATTGCGGAAGAGACGCAAGAAACCTTTGAGGCGTGGAACGCAGCCGTTGAAGCGATGGAGAAAGAGGGCTATGACCCCGCGAAATCCATCACGGAGGTTGTAGACGGGCTGATCGACACGATCTACGTCTGCTGCGGGATGCTTCACTCGCTGGGGATCAAGGGCGATCTGGCCTGGTCCGAAGTCCATGAATCCAACATGACCAAGATCGACCCGGATACCGGCGAGGTGAAACGCCGTGAGGACGGCAAAATTTTGAAACCATTTATGTTCAGGCGACCCAACTTGCTGAAGGTCGTCAAAGAAAGCTGGGGGATCGAAGAATGACGTTTGATCGCGCCTACATTGATCCGACCGAAGAGGAAGAAGAGGCGTTCAAGGCAATGTCATCGGCTCTGGACGTACAGGTTGGCGGGGGTCACTACAAAGGATTCGTGATCCAGCCGGCAGAATTCTGTGAGGCCAATGGGATTGGCTTTCTTCCTGGGTGTGTCATCAAGCGTTTATGTCGCTGGGAATCCAAGGATGGGCTCAAGGATCTGGAAAAAGCCAAACATGAAATCGATCTGATGATCGCGATCAGGAAAAAGTATGGCCGACTCCCGTCGTAGGAAGACACCCCGCGACATCGTCCGCTCGATGCTGACGAGCTGGGGCGAATACGAGGCGCTTGGGCTCTATTCAGCCCGGGCGCAGCGCTCCATGCTGGGACGCATGGGTGATTCACGCCCCACTGGGGATGGACGCCCACTGCCTCCGGTATGGATCCCCGGGGATGTGCAGCTGATGTGCCGCCTTGTGGCGCTAATGCGTGAAACATCGAGGGCAGGGGAGGTTTACTACCGGCTCCTCCGAAAGCGATACGTTGCCCAGGAGGATGTGTCCGGTCGCCAGATCAACCGGGCAGAGCATGCAGTGACCCTTCTATGGATGAAATCCCGCCTTCGGAAAATCGATAATGAGGACTAAGTGTCTTTCATAGTGCAGGATTTCCCCAAGCTGGAGCGAATACGCTCTGAGCTACCTCTCTTATTGAGTGTTTCTCGCTGAAACACCACCTGGCCGCACCCCCTCAGAGCGGCCTTTTTTATTTCTGGTGACTTATGCACTTCCTTCTTTCAAGCGCCCTGGCCTTCATCGTCCACTGGATTACCAGCGTTGAGATTACTCCCACAGAGATTTCTCGCATCAAAGGGTTAGTGCAGGAGCTCGAAGGTAAAGCGATCGACAAAACCATCAAGCGTGAAGAAGCGGCTAAGTTAATTAAGGAACTGGCGGGGAATGTGTCGGATCAGGTCATTGACTGGTTGATCCTGACCCTCCGCATGGTGAACAAGGCCAGCGCATGAAGCTCTCAACCGCAGCCGGAACCGATTGGCAGGGCGTTTTCCAGTTAGCCATGGGCGCAATCATTGCGATGCCCGAAGGCGGATCGAAGACAACCCTCTTAATCATTTGCCTCCTCTGCATGGCGGCCGTGTCTTTTGCCACCAAGGGATCCGGAATCAGCCCAGAAAAGGGGCAAGAGCTTCTCGATACCGCCAAGGAACTGAAAGACGTTCTTGGGGATGGGCGAGAACGTGGCTAGGCTTTCCGGTATCAGCCGAAACCTGAGCGCGTTTTTGGACATGATCGCTGTCTCTGAAGGGACAGCAGGAAAAGGCGATGACGGTTACAACGTGATCGTCGGTTTTACGACATTCCACGACTACTCAAAGCACCCCAAGATTCTGGTTAGGCTCAAACCCGGACTGAAATCCACGGCGGCTGGGCGCTATCAAGTCCTCTACAAGTACGCGATTGCATACCAAAAGATGCTCGGGCTGAAAGACTTTTCGCCGGAATCTCAAGACCGCATTGCAATCCAGATGATTCGCGAACAACGGGGGCTTGAAGACGTTGAGGCTGGGAGAATCCGTGCGGCGATAGCAAAGTGCGCGAATATCTGGGCGTCATTCCCCGGCGCAGGGTACGGCCAACACGAAAACCGTTTAGACCGACTCCTGGTTGCATTCAAGAACGCACAAAGGGATACCGCGTGATCCGCATGATGCCTTTCCTGCTGCTGACAGGCTGCGTAAACGCGCCTGTCGCGCCGAACCTAAAGCTCCCGGAGCCTGTGAAGGAGTGTCCGCGCCTCTCCCTGCCTCCTGTCCCCCAGAAGGTTTACCTTCAGATCGATGGCGACAAGCTGATGTACGACGATGGGGGAGATTTATTGCTCAGGGGATATGTTCGTGCGCGCTCTCTACTGCGCTGATGGGATGTCAGGTGAAGGTTGCGGGATATTCCTGCAAGCCCTCGGGTACTTTGCTCTTTAAGGACTTGTCGCATGGCCTTTCTCCCAACACGCCACCCTGTGGATTCACTTTTGGATTTGATTGTCGAGAGGTTACGGAGACTCCTCATGAGTGACTGGTTAAAGCTGGGCGTTGCCCTGATCGGGTACGGAATCCTCACATGGTCGATGGTTCAGCAGCACGAATACCGGCTCGACAAGATTGAAAGCACCCTTGAAACCCACCTCACCAAGCACGAAGAGCAATACGAAACCATTCAGAAAACCCTGATGGATCTGAAGCTCGAAGTCGCGAGGCTCCCGAGATAACCCCAACACAAGTGTATGGCCACAAAAGCCAAAGGCAAGGATGCCAATACAAAGCTCAACGCTAAACAAAAGCAATTTGTTAAAGAATACCTGATCGATCTTAACGCCACCCAGGCCGCGATTCGCGCCGGGTATAGCGAAAAGACAGCCCGACAGATTGCAACAGAGAACCTGGCAAAACCTGACATTAGCGCCGCGATTGAAGAAGCAATGGCTAAACGATCAGAGCGCACTGAAATCACTCAGGACATGGTCCTTCGAGAGCTGGCAAAGATCGGCTTTTCCAACATGCAGGACTACATGAAATCGACAAAGGACGGTGATCCTTACCTCGATTTCTCCAGTCTGACCCGCGATCAGGCTGCAGCGCTCACTGAGGTCACGATAGAAGATTTCCGCGATGGGCGTGGTGAAGACATCCGCGACGTGAGAAGAGTCAAATTCAAGCTGGCCGACAAAAGGGCCGCACTGGTTGATATCGGCAAACACCTTGGCATGTTCAAGGATGAGGTCAACCACAATCACAAAATCGATTTTGCCCAGGCACTAAAAGACCTGTGGAATGGTGATGGCAGCAGTCAAGCTGGATGATGAAGCGCAAGGGATCCTTCGGATTCTGACGCAAGATTTTTCTGAATATGCGCCACGATGCTTGAAGATCCGAGGTAAGGACGGAACGATCATTCCGTTTCGGATGAACCGGGCGCAGGAATACCTGAATCAACGGATCGAGGATCAGCTTCGGGAAACCGGAAAGGTCCGCGTCATTGGGCTCAAAGGACGCCAGCAGGGATTCTCGACCTACACTGAGGGTCGTTTCTACTGGAAGACGTCCACAACAGCCGGTAAACGCGCATATATCCTGACGCACCTGGCTGAAGCGACATCAAACCTTTTCGGCATGACTCGCCGGTATCACGATCTTTGCCCCGAAGTCGTGAAGCCCAGTACCGCAGCCAATTCCGGCACCCGGTTGATGTTCGATGACCTTCAGTCCGAGTTCAGTGTCGCCACCGCTGGGAGCTCGGGAACGGGCCGATCCGCAACCGCGCAGTATTTCCATGGATCTGAGGTGTCTTTCTGGCCGAATGCCGCGGATCACATGGCCGGGATCGGGCAGATTGTCCCTGATGCGCCAGGCACCGAGATCATTCTCGAATCCACCGCTAACGGTGTCGGCAATCTCTTTCATGGGATGTGGCAGGATGCCGAAGCGGGCCTTTCAGAATACCTTCCGGTTTTCGTGCCGTGGTTCTGGCAAGAGGAATACACCAAACAACCTCCGGTCGGATGGGAGCCAACGGGGGATGACGCCGAATATCAGAGAGCATTTGGCCTCTCGATCGAGCAGACCTACTGGATGTACCAGAAGATCCTCACCGACTTCAGGGCGGATCGTTCCCTCTTCGATCAGGAATACCCAGGATCTCCAGCGCTTGCATTCAAGCGGGTCGATGGCGATCCACTGATCCCGATGGATCTGGTCCTTGCTGCAGTCGCAGCTGAGAAGTCCGGCAATGTCGAACCTGCCGGCGCAATCATCATGGGCGTCGATCCTGCGGAATACGGCGCTGATGACACGGCGCTCTGTATCCGACAAGGCCGAGCGGTTACCGAAATGCGCTCATGGCATGGCCGAGGACCGATGGAAGTAGTGGGTCTGGTTTCAAGAGAAGCCGATCGCACCCTGCCAGACATCATCAACGTCGATTGCACTGGCGTTGGATCTGGGGTTGCGGACCGATTGATTGAGCTTGGATACCCGGTCAACCGAATTCATTTTGGCGAACGCGCCATTCAAGACGAGATTTATGGCATTCGCCGCGACGAAATGTGGGGCGAAATGCGCGATTGGCTAATGGATAAACCAGCAGCCATCCCAGAAGACACACGACTCATGGCCGACCTGACGGGCCCTCAACATTCTTACGACTCAAGCCGACGGCTAAAGCTGGAATCCAAAGAGCAGATGAAGAAACGCGGACTGAAATCACCCGACCGGGCCGATGCCCTGGCGCTGACGTTCGCTATTCCTGCGTCCAGCATGATGGCTTCGCGTAAGGCTCGGATTGATCATGGCCGTAAGCGGAACTGGAGAGCGTAGTGAGTACCGAATTCGACACGCTCAACGAGCTCTATCAGGAGCACGAACCCTATAACCAGCAGCCGATCACGTCTCCGAAGGGCGGTCTCGACTTCATGCAGTACCAGCGCATGATTGAAGAGGTGCGTTATCAGCCCAACTGGCGTCAGGAAGCGGACAAGGTTGCCGACTATTACGATGGCAACCAGCTGGATCCCGAGACGTTGGCAGAGCTTGAAGAGAAGGGCATGGCCCCGCTCCTCACCAACTTTATCAAGCCCACCATCGATGTCGTTTTAGGGATTGAAGCCAAGACCCGCTCCGATTGGCGCGTCACCGCGGATTTTGATGAATACGCGGACGTCGCAGAGGGAATCAGCCAGAAACTGAAGGAAGCCCAGCGCGAAACCCACGTTGATCGCGCCTGTTCAGATGCCTATGCAGGCCAGATCAAGGCAGGCTTGGGATGGGTTGAAGTAAGCCGCAACGCGGACCCCTTCGAATACAAGTACCGCGCTGACTTCGTGCATCGCCGGGAAATGTTCTGGGACTGGACCGCAAGAAAGCCCGACCTTTCAGATGCGCGCTACATTATCCGTAAGCGCTGGTATGACATCGATCACGTCGCGCTGTATTGGCCAGAGAAAGCCAGCCTCCTTTCAGCGGCCCTTGGGCGCTGGGGTGGCAACTGGATCACGGCTGCGACCGAGAATGCCTACTTGGCTAATGCGTTTGATCAGCAGCGAGGGTCCACAATCTCCGATTTTGAGTGGATCAATCCTCGCCGGCAGCGTATTGCGCTCTTTGAGATCTGGTATCGCACCTTCCAGAAAGGGAAGATCCTCAAGCTCCCTGATCGTGTGGTTGAGTTCGATCCACGGAACAAGCTCCATCGCTATGCGATCGAGCAGGGCCTGGTGAAGCCAGAGACCGCGATCTATGCGCGCATGAACCTTTCCGTCTGGGCGGGTCCGCATCGACTGCAGGATTCCCCGACCAGCAAGAAACGCTGCCCGTATGTGCCTTTCTGGGGCTACCGGGAAGATCTGACGGGCGTTCCCTATGGTCTGATCCGATCCATGATCAGCCCCCAGGATGAGGTGAATGCCCGTCGCCGCAAGCTGATGAATATCCTTTCATCCAAGCGGGTGATAGCAGACTCTGATTCGCTGGATCTGGCCGTCAATGATTTTCAGGATGTCCTTGAAGAGGTTTCGCGTCCTGATTCGGTGATTGTCCTGAATCCGAATCGCCGCAATGGGGATGGGCTCCGGGTTGAAACCGACATGGGCCTTGCACAGCAGCAGTTTGAAGTGATGCGCGATGCTCAGGAGTCGATCCAGAAGGCAGGCGGCGTCTATCAGGCGATGCTGGGCGATAAATCCAATGCCTCTTCAGGTCTGGCTATCAATAGCCTGGTCGAGCAGGGCATGACCACGCTGGCCGAGATCAACGACAACTATCGTTACAGCCGTCACATGGTCGGTGAAATGATGGTCGACATGATCCGCGATGATCTGGTGGGCAAACCCATTCAGATCGTGGTTGGGGAGGGATCGGTCAAGCGCACGGTCATCCTGAACAATCCCGTCCGGAATCAGGATGGATCGATCACGATTCAAAACGACGTCGCATCGAGCAACGTCAAGGTGGCACTGGAAGACGTCCCAGCCACACCGGCATACCGGATGCAGCAGCTGCAGATGCTCACGGATATCGTGAGAGCCATGCCGCCGCAGGCTCAGGCCACATTGGCGCCGACCTTTATTGAAATGTCAGACCTTCCGGAGCGTCAGCAGCTGGCGGATCAGGTCAAGCAATCTTTGGGACTGCAACAGACTGACCCGGGACAAGATCCCCAGATTGCAGCGCTTCAGCAGAAACTCCAGCAGGCCGAGCAGGCCATCGAGCAGCTGAAGAGCGCGCCTCAAACGGTACAGGCTCAGGCCAGGGCACAAGAAGCGCAGATCAATGCCAGGAAAGCCAAAGCAGAGATCGCCATGGATCAGCAGCTGACTGCAGCCCAGATCGCCAAGATCGAAGCCGAAACGCAGAAGATCCGGCTCGAAAACGAATTGGAGTCCATGTAATGGCAGGCCTTGCGAATGCGCGCCTCCCTGATGAGGCCAATGACGTCATGCTGCCGGAGCCCGAAAAGCCCAGCCTGACTCAGGTCGGTCGCGATATCCAGGCGTACTTCAACAAAGATCAGCCCGTTGAACCGGCGCAATCGCGTGATGGATTCAAACCCACACCCGAAGCGAAGGCAAAGCCGGCCCCGGTCAAGAAGGTTGAGATTGTTGCGGAGACCGTCCCTACTGAAAAACACGGCACGGTCCTCAACAGTATGCGCCGCCTGATCACTGACTTTGGGATGCCTCCTCATCGAGCAGCCGCCGTCCTTGGGAATGGCGCTCACGAATCGGACTGGTTCAGAAACCTCGATGAAGACAAGTCCAAATACACCAAAGGAAAAGGTGGTTACGGCTGGATGCAATGGACCGACAACGAGTGGGAGCCAAGGCGCGCTAACTTTGTCGCCTACGCCAAAGCCAACAAGCTGAAGCCCGCCTCGGATAAAGCCAACTACGGCTACCTCGCCCAGGAGCTGCAGCAGAATCCCCGGTATCTCGCCTCGATGCGTAACGCACACGATGTCGATGCAGCAACCGAGAAGTTCATGAATAGCTATGAACGTCCGAACTCAGCCGTCTCGCACCTTGAAAGCCGTCAGGCCAAGGCCCGAGGCATCCTGAAGCTCTATGGCGAGAAGATGAATCCCAGACTGGCGATGCGCTAATGGCTGAATTACACCCGGAAGACCAATACTTCCACGACAACTTCAATACCCCGCTCACCCCGGAAGAAGAGCAGAAGTTCCAAGGCTGGGCGCAAGAGCACGGCAAGAATCCGGATCTGGAGACGATCGATTACGACCTCCGTGGATTCTGGAAGAACAAGGAAGAGTTTGCGGATAACGGTCACGGCAACGATCGCTATAAGAAGCCAAATCATCCGTCGTTTAGCAACGAGTCTCAATATCACGGCGCCGAAGCGCCCTGGGGCTCTTATGTCGGCGGCCAATGGTCTGACAACCCAAAAAGCTACACGCCCTCCGTCACCATGCTGACGCACACGCACAGCGACATACAGAAGCTGAAAGATTACTTCAATAAATATGAGCCTGCATACAAGCTCAAGCTACCTGCTGAGTTCAGGTAACGGACAAGCGCTCTTCCGACGCCGAAACAATATCGGAAGACCCAGTTTCAGCCCAAAGGCCTGCCTAGTGCAGGTTTTTTTGTGCTCACCGATCTCGCCGTGAGGCGACATGCACCGCTGGGAAGCGGAGCGGAACAACGGTTCCTCAACACGCGAGCCAACTGCGATAAGTGGCAGACAAGCAAGTGACGACAGAAGACGTCCTCAATGACGCTGGCGAGAACTTAGATCTCGCCTCCCTGGACCCGGATAACCTTCCGAGTGATCCCGAGAAGCTCCTAGAGCTCCTCAATGGAAAGGCCGATGCCGATCCAAAGGAAAACGAAGAAACTGATCCGACAACGGACGTAAATCCACAAGATTCGGACCCGTCCACCGATTTTAATCAGGAAGAAGAAGCGCCAGTCCTTTCGGCCGATGGCAAGCACACGATTCCTTTCGCGGTCCTCCGCAGGGAACGGGAATCGCGGCAAACCATGGAAGCTGAAAATGCCGCTCTCCGGAAGCAACTGGATGAGCTAAAGCTGCAACCCGGACAGGCCAATCCGGAGATCCCTGATCTTGACCCGGAAGACCCGGAGCTCAAGGCCCTTGAAGAAGAATTTCCTGAGATTGCCAAACTCAATAAGGCAACCCGAGCGGAGAACCAACGGCTTCGCCAGGAATTGAATCAGTTCAGGGACCGCGTCGAGGTGATGACCTCGCATTGGGAAAGGGATCAGCAGCAGAAGCAACAGGCTGAAGTCGCCCAAATCAATACGGCGATCGATGCCAATCCAACCCTTCGCTACCTTCGGGATGAAGGGAATGAGCTCTGGAAAGCGGCCGTAGAAATCGATGCCCGACTGGAAAATTCACCGCAATGGCGCGATAAGCCCATCGCGGAACGATTCGCCAAGGTTGTCGAGCGGCTGGAAGAAGACTTTGGGAGCGTAAATCTCCCGGCGTCCTACCAGTCGTCACCTGTCAGGGACACGCAAAAGCCTAGGCCGAGAGCGACTGAAACGGAGCAGCAGCCCCGGATCAACACGCTATCAGACCTTAAAGGCGGCAGCGCTCCCGAGTCTCCTGCAGCAAATCTGGAGAACGCGACGGCAGCTGAAATTGGGGCGATGTTGCAAAACATCCCTTATGAGCAGCTTTCGAAGATGGATCCTCTGGATCTGCTGAAAAGGCTTTAACGAAAACCCACCGCTGAGAAGCGGTTTTTTTATGCCCGCGTCGTGAGACGCCCTTCCCGTAGCAGGAAACCCCAATGGCACAAACGCAGATTGCAGCGGGTTCAGCATTAGCCCGCAAAATTTACGGCGCAGCCTTGTTTGCTCGCGTCATTCAGGCTCCGGCCTTTACCCGAGCTTTGATCGGTGAATCTCCCCAGCAGGGTGATGCCGAAGCCAAGCTCAAGGGTCAGACCGCATCCACGATGCCTATCGTGCGCGTAACCGATCTTTCCAAGACCCAGGGCGACAAGGTCTCCGTTGACCTTTTCGACACCATCATGGGTCAGCCGATTGTCGGTGACCGTCAGGCTGAAGGCCGAGGCGAAAAGCTCGTCTCCTCTTCAATGGATATCCGGATCGACCTTCTGACCAAGGTTGTCGATGCCGGCGGCAAGATGACCGCACAGCGCACCATCCATAACCTTCGTGGTATTGCGATGGCCCAGCTGGAAGGTTACTTCCCCCGTCTCTACGATCAGCTGTCTATCGTCCACATGGCAGGCGCCCGTGGTTCGATGGTCAACCGTGACTGGATTGTACCTCTGCAGTTCCAGTCAACTGCAGGCAGCACCGTAAACCCCGATTTCACTGATATCGCGGTCAATCCGGTACTGGCACCGACCTACAACCGTCACTTTGTCGTGAACAACGGCAGCTCAACGGGTGGCATCACCCAAGGCGGTCAGCAGCTCGGTTCGATTGCATCGACCGATACCTTCACTCTGGAAACCATCGACAGCTTGTCGCTGCTTCTGGATGACCTGCCTTTCCCGCTGCCCAACGTCAAGGTTGCAGATGATCCTGCAGCCAACGATGAGCCGATCAAGGCGGTCCTCTGGCTGACTCCGCGTCAGTGGTACAACGTCCAGACCGAGTCAGGCGGTTCTAACACCAACTGGCGTACCTTCCTCCAGAACGCTTGGCATCGTAAGTCTTACGGCACCAAGCACCCGCTGTTCTCTGGTGAACCGGGTCTCTGGAACGGCATCCTCGTTCGTAAGCTCCCGCGCTTCACGGTGCGGTTCGCTCCGGGCGAATACACCAACATCGTTACCTCCGCTAACCAATACAGCGCGGTTGAATCTGCCCAGCAGATCAATGGCTCACTGAATGCGGCTTATGCGGTTGAGCGCGCCATCCTTACGGGCGGCCAGTCTCTGGCGATGTGCTACGGCCGGAATAATTCTTCAGGTTATTATTTCAGTTGGCACGAAAGACTCTACAACTTCGAGCGCGCCACGGAAGTAGCAGGTGATGCGATGTTTGGTATGTCCAAGCTCCGCTTCAACTTCACTGATCCGGCGACCGGCAACACCATCCCGACCGACTACGGCGTGATGGCGATTGACTCTGCAGTGAAGCTGTAAGAACTCAAGCACCCACATAGGAAGCCCGCCTTGCGCGGGCTTTCCTTTACCTGATTCAACAAGAGGTATCTCCAATGGCCATTACTCAAGCCACTACCTTGAATGCGTTCAAGAAATCGCCGGTTGCCGGCGAATGGGGTATCGCGTGGAACGACACTGGCACTGTGACTCTGACCCCTTCAACGGGCGATATCGCAGAGCTCTTCATCGTCCCCGCAGGTACGGTTATTCAGTTCCTGTCCATCCAGAACGCTGATCTGGGAACTACGGTTCCTGCATCGATCGGCCTGATTCCGGTGGATGGCTCAACGGCCAGCCCGTCTGCGCTGTTTGCGTCGTATGACTTTGGCACCGCAACCGTAGCCGGCTCACTGTACGACGTCATTCTGGCGTCTCCGGTGATTGTTGAAACCGACAGCTTCCTGGCTGTGACCTTTGGCACCGTCTCTGGTGGTGCTAGTGGCGCGCTGGGTATTCGCGCTGCCGGCAACGTCATCGGCGTCAAGTAAGACGCTGTATCGAGAGGGCGGGGGCAACCCCGCCTTTTCACCCAAGAGGATTCCCCATGACCGCTTACTTTAGCGTTCGTCTCATTCTGGATCGCGAGGCGCAGAGCCTTCGCGTCGGCAAGACCGTGGTGACATGGTCAGGCAAGGGCGACACTCAGGTCGTTCCAGAAGAACTTGCCCGGAAGGCAACTGAGCACAGCGATGTGTTTGAAGTCCTTGCCGAGGTCAAAGGCAAAAAGACTGAAAAGGCTGTCCAGATCGAAGAGGTTGAAGACCTTGAAGAGAAGGAAAAAGCCGAAATGCCTTCGCTTGTCGATATCAACATGATGGACAAGGCCGCGTTGACCGCTTACGCGCTCCGCGAATTTGGTCAGCAGATCGATGCAAAATGGTCCGCCGACAGAGCCCGGAAACTGATCCAGGATCTGATGGGCCAGAAGCTCTACGGCCGAGGCTAACCCATGGCATTCATTCAGAGTGACGATACCGTCAATATCGCAAGCCTTGTCGGGCCTTTGATGCTTGACTGTCCTGTTCCCATCGCATCGCAGGGGATTCTTTGGGCAGCCATCGAATTCTGCCGGCGCACTCTGATCTACGCCAACAAAACAAAGATCACTGTCACCAATCAGAACGATATCGCGCTGTTCTCAACGGATGACGCTATTCTCAGTGACATTGATTCGGTTTACTGGACGCCTGGCTCAACCCCGACCAAACCGATCCCGTTGGATCCATGGACCCGAGAGGAAGCCGCCGAATGGTTGGTCCGGGAACCTATCGGAATCCCCAAGGGCTATTTCAGGCCTTCACCCAATACGCTTCGGCTGATTCCGCCTCCGGCTGCTGCGGGATCGCTTGAAGTCAATTTGATCCTTACACCGACCCGTAAAGCCACCACGCTCCCGAGCTTCCTATACGACAACTGTTGGGAGGCCATCGAGCATGGAGCGAACTACAAGCTCATGTCGATTCGGAACAGGCCCTGGACGGATCTTTCCTTGGCTGAATTCCATCGCGGCCAGTTTGAAACCTTGATTGGTTCTTTTGGCGCGATTGCCATTAAAGATGGCACCCGCAAAAAACTCCGCAGCACACCTGATTTCACCGTCGGGCACCCCAACTGGCAGGGGGTCCGTCGCATGAATTATTGGCGCTAATTTTTCAAACCTAGTCGGGAGACTACGATGTCATTGACCGCGCAGAACATTATGGATCGCGCATCCATGATCATCCAGGATCTGACCAATGTTCGTTGGCCAGCTACAGAATTGATCAACTGGGTCAATGACTGCCGCCGAGCTATTGCCGCGGTAAGACCCGACATTTATTCAACGGCAACAACTCTTACGTTGGCCGCCGGGGCGCAGCAGCAAATCCCTGCAGATGGCGTCCGCTTGATGGATATCCCAAGGAATGTAAGCGGTCCCGCTATCACGCTGACAAAGCGCGGATTTCTGGATCAACAGAATCCAAGCTGGCACCAAATGACTGCGGCATCAACGATCATGCACTTCATGCTGGATGAACGGTATCCCAGTAATTTCTGGGTATACCCTCCGGCAACGACATCGGCTCAGGTAGAAATCATCTATCAGCAGGCCCCAACGGATCTGACGGCTTCGTCAACATTGAGTGTCTTTGAAAACGCCTACACAGGCGCCATGGTGGACTACGTCTGCTACAGAGCATTCAGCAAGGACTCTGAATACGCTGGAAATGCGAATCGAGCATCAGCCCACTATCAGCTTTTCCAGGATGCCTTGAATGCTGGCGCACAAATTACGCTAGCCAGCAGCCCAAACAAAGCCAACATTTACTCAGGCCGCACGGCTTCGGAAGGATAAGCCGTGGCCAAGATCAACCTCGTTCAGGGCGACACGCTGCCTTACATCAATCTGAGTCTGACCAAATCAGACGGCACGGTCCTTGATGTTTCGGACGCCAGTGTCACGGTTCAAGTTCTCTTCAGGGCCTCCGGATCCACCACGACCCTCAGCACCATTTCAACGGTCAAGGTCGGCGGCGGCTCAACGGGTCAGGTTCGATTCAACTTCGATAACGGCGTACTCAACGTAGAGCCAGGGGCTTACGAAGGGGAGGTTGTTGTCAATTTTGGCGGAGGCGAGACGCAGACGATCTATGACCTCCTCAAGTTCTACGTCCGTCAACGATAGGTAACTCCATGTCACAGATCAGCAATTACACCGAGAACAAGATCCTCGATCTCCTTTTCAGGGGTCAGGCTTATACGGCTCCGACCGTCTATGTCGGCCTTTTCACCGCAGCTCCTTCTGCTGCAGGCGGCGGTACGGAAGTTTCCGGCAATGCTTACGCTCGCGTAAAGACCGCAGCCAGCACCTCGCAGGGCTTGGGCGATTGGACCGCAACGCAGGGCGGCAGCTCCGCTGCTTCCTCTGGTACTTCAGGCAACACGACCAACGTCAACGCTCTGAACTTCCCGACCCCTTCAGCTTCTTGGGGCAACGTCCAGTGGTTCGGTCTTTTTGATGCAGCCTCTGGCGGCAACCTCCTTTGGTGGGGACCGCTGACCATTCCAAAGACGATCAACCAGGCCGACGTCGTGAGCTTCCCGGCAGGATCTTTGAGCGTCACCCTGAGCTAAACCGATGCTTCTTAACCGCGTCGCACTTAACACCACAGCGCTTGCCAACGCGTACAAGGTCTATCTGGCCGGTACGTCGTCTAGCTCTGCTGCGGTTACGGGTGCGCTGTCGGTTACGGAAAGCCTCGCTGGGGTTATCACCTCAAGCGCAGCGATCACAGGAGCGGTCACTGACATCCTGAACCTTGCGGCAACGGTTTCGGAAGTCTCGTCCATTACGGGTGCGGCTTCCCTCTCGATGTCCTTGGCAGGATCTGTCGCGTCGACCGCTTCCATTTCAGGCGCAGTCTCGGATTCGTATCCTCTTGCAGGATCGCTCTCTGCTTCGTCTGCGGTTCTGGGCGCGATCACAGATACCTTGAGCCTTGCAGGTTCCTTGTCGGAATCGTCATCCCTCACAGGGTCTGCATCGCTCTCAATGTCCCTCGCGGGATCGATCGCTTCGACAGCTACGGTGACAGGGCTTCTTTCTGAAGTCCACAACCTCGCGGGTGCGGCATCGGTTTCGTCTACGGTTACGGGCGCAGTTACCAACACGCTCAACATCGCAGGCTCGATCACTGCGCTGACGTCAGTTCAAGCAACCGCCAACCTCTCGATGACCCTGAACGGCGCAGCTTCGGCTTACGCCTACACCTCGGGATCTGCTGCACTGAGCAAGCTGATCTACGGCTCCGGATCTGCCTCAGCTATCGGAACGGCGACGCTCACGGATCAGTTTGTCCTGGCAGGTCAGGCTTCGGCTTCTGCCTTGGTTGTCGGGGATCTTCAGCGAACGGTTGTCATCTACGGCACGGCGCTCTACGACAACAAGGGTCCGGTCCTTAATACGTTTGCCCTGAATGCGGGCGTCCTGAACGGGTTCAAGCTCGGCAGTCCGATCTTGGCTCAGGCTTTGGTGTCTCCAGCATCCCTGTTGCTCCAAGAAAATCTGACTGGATCCGTACTGGTCTCAAGCGCAGCATCGGGTATCCCGTCACTTTCGATGACTTTGGGCGGGGCGCTTCAGTCTGCAGCCAGTGTTTGGGGTACGGCATCACTTGTCATGCCGCTCAACGGCCAGCCGATCTCGGCAGCCGCTCAGGTTTTCCCGGCATCGCTGACGCTTGCAGAGCAGCTCTCTGCTGCGATTACCGCTCAAGGCTCCGTCGCTGCGGCAACGATCTTTCTTTCCAAACCCCTCGAAGCGGCGATTGCTGCGGTTGGGACCGGGCAGGGAACGCTTCGTCTTGCCAAGCTTCTCGCGGGTGCGGCTTCAGCGACCGGAACTTTCGCTCCGGTTTACATCCGGGTGTTCCCAGGTCACACGATCCTTATCGACGTCACGGTCGACGGCATCGTTATTGGGGCGACAACCGCAGACGACATCACGCTTTCGGCCTACGCGGAGCAGATCACCATGACCGCAACTGCTGATTACATCAACTGGGAGGAGGCAGCTTAATGGCCGTCCGGTATGCAAATAACGCGATCTCTTCATTGGGCGTCGCGATCACCTTGACTTCAGCAACCTCTTTGACTGTCGCCACAGGACAAGGCGCTTTGTTCCCAACGCTGAGTGGGAGCGATGTCTTTTACCTGACGCTGGTTAATGGATCCGCGATGGAGATCGTCAAGGTCACGGCGGTTTCAGGGGATGTCTTTACGGTTGTTCGAGGACAGGAAGGCACAGCACCCAACACGTTCCCGGTCGGCGCGACCGCTGCGAACTATCTGACCAAGGCCGCTTTGGATCAGATCAAGCTGGATGCCATCACGGACGCGATCAACAACAACGTCGTTCAAGCCTACGACGCAACCACGCTCAAATCTGCAGCCATCGGCGTGACTGTTCAAGGGTACGACCCAACCATCCTTAAAACCTCTGCTATTGGTGTCACGGTTGATCCTGCCGGGATAGCCCTAGCTTTGTCGGTAGCCTTGGGATAAATCATGAGTAACACATTCAAAAACGCTTCCGGGACGGCGACCACTTCAGGTCTTGCGGTCTACACGGTTCCGGCCTCAACGACCACGGTCATCATCGGTTTGATGCTCTGCAACAAGAGCGCAAGTCAGGTGACTGCGACCGTAACGATTGGGTCGTCCAACATCCTCTATCAGGTTCCGATTCCTGCCGGGTCTTCGTTCTCAGGTCTTGATGGGAAGCTGATCATGACGGCGGGTCAGGCGATGACCGTAACGTCCTCTGCTAACTCCGCAATCGACGCCTTCGTGAGCGTACTGGAGCAAGCGTAATGGGCGGGTATATCGGTCCGGGTATTGCAACTCAGGTTGATGGGTACACGCAGAGTCAGACTGACGCAAAGCTGACGCCGACGAACGTCTCCGACAAGGACAACAATTCGACCGGAGCGTTCGACCTTCCTTCAGGTACGACGGCGCAGCGCCCTTCGAACCCCAACTCGGGATATACCCGTTTTAACACCTCGATTGGCGCAGTCGAAACGTGGAACGGCACGGCTTGGGTAACGTCAGGCGGCTTGGTACTTCAGGCGGTTCAGACGGCGAGCTTTACTGCGGTTGCGGGTAACTCTTACCCGGTCAATACGACCTCTGCGGCAATCACGGTCACGCTTCCTGCGTCTCCGACTGCGGGGCAGAAAGTCGGGATCCTTGATTACGCGGGTACTGCTGCGACGAATCCGATCATCATTAATCCGAATGGCGGAAATATCAATGGTATTGCGGCAGGTGCCGTAGTTTCGACTACCCGCGCATCCATGACTTTGGTGTTTGTGGATTCCACGCAGGGATGGGTTGATGTTTCAGTTGGAAACTCGACCTACCTGCCCCAGAATTATTCGGCTTCCTATCTTATTGTTGCTGGCGGCGGTGGCGGCGGAGAAGGGTATCAGGCTGGCGGCGGCGGCGCTGGCGGACTTTTAAGCGGCTCCCTCTCTGTTCAACTAAAGACGAATTACGTCATTACAGTTGGGGCTGGCGGAGCTGGCGGCATCGGGGTTTCCGGAACCTCTACAAACAAGGGCAATAACGGATCAAATTCAACCGTTTTTGGTTTGACTTGTGTCGGCGGCGGTGGCGGGGCTTCTTATTGGAACGGATCCGGCAATGCTTTCGGGGTATCTGGAGGGTCTGGCGGCGGGGCCGCTTGTGCTGGAGCAACTTCATCCGAATATGGTGGTTCTGGAACTACAGGTCAAGGTTATGCCGGTGGTTCATATAACGGGTCGTATGTATCGCCGTACTCTGGCGGCGGCGGCGGTGGAGCAGGCGGTGTTGGCGCAAACGGCGGAGGAACTACGGGTAATGGTGGGGTAGGGCTTGCCTCTTCGATTACGGGTTCATCAATCTACTACGCCGGAGGCGGAGGCGGTGGCACTTACTACTCTCCCGCAGGAACTGGCGGATCGGGTGGCGGCGGTGCGGGAAGCGTGGCTCCCAATGCTCCGGGCGCAGGGTCTAGCAATACTGGCGGCGGCGGTGGCGGATCAGGTGCTACAAGCACATCCGGGGGTAACGGTGGCTCAGGCGTCGTGATCCTTTCTGTTCCGACTATCAACTATTCCGGCGTTACTACGGGTTCCCCAGCCGTAACCACATCCGGCTCTAACACCATCCTCACATTCACTTCCTCTGGAAGTTACACAGCATAAGGAGCAATCAAATGTCTCATTTCGCGAAGTGCGTAGACGGTACTGTGGTCCAAGTTATTGTGGCCGAACCTGAGTTTTTCGAAACCTTTGTCGATTCTTCTCCCGGTGAATGGATCCAAGGGTCTTACAACACTCGGGGCGGTGTTCACTACAACCCGGAAACCGGGGAGCCGTCTGAAGATCAAACCAAGGCCCTCCGCAAAAATTATCCAGGAATCGGTTTCACCTACGACCGGGAACGCGATGCGTTCATTCCCCCCAAGCCGTTCGCTTCATGGACTCTCAACGAAACCTCTTGCCTCTGGGAAGCACCCGTTGCTTATCCGACTGACGGCAAGCACTACGTTTGGGACGAAGCCACGACTTCTTGGGTAGAAGTTCCGGTTCAGGAGTAAGCCACTATGTCAGGGTATCTCGGGCCGCAGCCCGTTCCACAAGCAACGCAGCACCGGCAGACTGTTACGGCCACTGCCGGCCTGACCTCCATCACTACCTCTGGGTATCAGCCAGGGTACGTCGATGTCTACATGAACGGCGTCAAGCTCGTGAATGGGACCGACTACACGGCAACGGATGGGGCCTCGATTACTCTGGCATCAGCAGCAAACGCGAACGACATCATTGAGATCATCGCGAACGTCCCGTTCCAGCTTGTAGGGATGACGTTTACGGGGACAACGACCTTCAATGGTCAGATCAATATGCCGACATGGACGACGGCGGGTCGGCCTTCAAGTCCTCAAGTGGGAACTGCTGGATACAACACGACTCTCGGAACCCTTGAATCGTGGAATGGTTCTTCCTGGCAGACCGGCGGCGGGTTGGTCATGCAGTCCGTGCAGACCACGAGCTTCACCGCAGTAGCCGGAAACTCTTACCCAATCAACACGACCTCGGGCGCAGTAACCGCGACACTTCCCGCGTCTGCTACGGCAGGACAGCAGGTTAATTTCTTTGACTACGCTGGGACGGCAGGTACTAACGCGATTACGATCAACTTTAACGGGGGAAAGATTAATGGCTATGGCGCAAATGCTGTTATTTCAGCAGTAAGGGCCTCCGTTACTCTGATTTACGTTGATTCAACTCAAGGATGGGTGGATTTAACGATTGGTAACGCGGCCTCGGTTCCGTTCGTGCCCTATTCGGCTTCCTACCTTATCGTCGCTGGCGGTGGTGGCGGGTACTATGCAGACCAAAATAATGGTACAGGCGGCGGCGGCGCTGGCGGTCTTTTGTCTGGTACTACTACGGTTACTCCTGGAACTACTTACTCATTCACAGTAGGTGCGGGCGGCGCAGGTGGCGGTGGAGGCGCAGGTGCCGTAAACGGTTCCAGCTCAACTGGACTTTCTCTCACAGCGATAGGCGGGGGGCTGGGATCAGGCGTAACGAATAACGCTGCGGGGTCAGGAGGTTCAGGGGGTGGAGGCGATGGCTACACTCAGTTCCCGACCCCCGGATCAGGAACTACAGGGCAAGGTTATGCCGGAGGTTATGGTTCAAATACCGCTTCGTACCCGCGTATGGGTGGTGGCGGTGGAGGCGCTGGAGCTGTCGGTGGAAATTACAGTGGTTCAACGGGCGGCGCTGGCGGTATCGGCGCTATCAATTCTCTGATTACAACAACCCAAGCAACGGCAAATTCAGTTGGGCAGGTCAGCGGGGCTAGTGTTTATTTTGCTGGTGGCGGCGGCGGCAGCAGCAGTACGGGCACGGGCGGAGCGGGTGGCTTAGGCGGCGGTGGCGCTGGTGGTTCTAGCGGAGCAGGTGTCGCAGGCTCTGTAAATTCTGGAGGCGGTGCAGGTGGTTCTAGTAACAACGCAGCATCTCGCTCAGGCGGTTCCGGCGTAGTCATCCTTTTAGTCCCTACTACCAGCTATACAGGATTCACGACAGGTTCCCCAACGGTAGTAACGAATGGGGCAAACACAGTGATGATTTTCAAATCATCCGGCAGCTACACCGCCTAACAGGAGCAAACCATGTCACTTGCACGAAGCATTGCATCCCTTCTCTCTGGCGGCGGTGGGGTTGTTCTTAAAGACTCAAACACGGGTGCTGCACAGATCCCTTCAGGTACGACGGCGCAAAGACCTTCAAATCCAGCCATCGGGTATCAGCGGTACAACACCGACACCGGGGCGATGGAGAACTATACGTCGAACGGGTGGCTGAAGATTTCCGTGGCGATTCCCACGATCTCTTCGATTACAGGAAACATTTACGCCGGGGCTGCTTCAACCCTCACCTTCGCAGGATTGAACTTTGGTTCTGGGGTAGCCACTGTGACTTTCACATCGGGCGCTACAACTGCAACGGCGACGGGGACTCCAACAAACGCCGGTGCTTCCTTAGTTGTCTCCGTACCATCAGCAATCTACGGCTTGTCTGCGTCTTCCTCGGTATCCATTACCGTCGCCAATGCTGATGGCGGGGTTTCTCCCAGTACAACTGCCACTGTAATCAGCCCTCCTACAGGCGGAACTATTACAACTGTCGGCAACTACCGTATTCACACCTTTACATCATCTGGAACATTTGCAATTCCGAACGGATTTTCTGCAACAGCAGATTATTTAGTCGTTGCTGGTGGTGCCGGTGGTGGTCGTCCTTACGCCGGAGCCGGCGGGGCTGGCGGCGTACTTCAAGGCTCCGCGACTATCAACGCCACGCAGACAATTACCATTGGAGCCGGTGGCTCTGGCGCTTCCGGGCAAGGGGTTATAGCAACAGGAGGAAATGGGGCTGCGTCATCTCTTGGCTCTTTGGTTTCAACCATAGGAGGGGGCGGGGGCGCTCCATACGGTAATACGTTTTATCCGGGAGCCGGAGGGTCAGGCGGTGGCGCTGGCGGCGAAACAACCGGTGCGTTTTCTTCTGGTGGCGCTGGCACAACCGGCCAAGGATACGCGGGGGGAGCCCCATCAACTGGAAACATTTATCGTGGTGGCGGAGGCGGCGGTGCAGGCGGGGCTGGGGCCGCTGGCGGCAGCTCTGGTGCTGGTGGCGGAGGCGGTATTGGGATCTCATCCTCTATTTCCGGGGTAGCCACTTATTACGGCGGTGGAGGTGGCGGCGGTATCTATACTAGTCCCGGCCTCCCTGCTGGAGTTGGCGGTGCTGGCGGCGGTGGCGCTGGTGCTATTAGCGGGAACGGTGTTTCTGGAACATCGAACACCGGTGGAGGTGGCGGAGGTGCTGGCGGCATAGGTCAAGGCGCCACTGGCGGCGGGGACGGAGGCAACGGCGGCTCCGGCATTGTCATCATTCGCTATGCCCTCTAAGGAGACCCCCATGCCAACAGTCGAACTGACGATTCAGACGCTGAACCTCATGATGGGGTATCTCGCCAAGCGGCCTTGGGAAGAAGTGAACAGCATCATCAATGCGGTCCATGACGAGGTCGGTCCCCAGGTTGCGCCCAAGCAAGTCGAAGAAATCGAGGAGTCCGATCAAGCGGTCGGAGGAACGGACTAATGCGGATCACGGTGCCAGGGTTTCAAGGACAGGTCTCTGTCGTCGCGCCACAACGCCTTCAGGATTCTCAGGCAACCGAGGCGAAGAACTGTCTCATTCAAAGCGGGGACTTGATTGCGTTCAAGACGACGGCCTACGCCGCAGCGTCAGGGATCTCACCGTCTGGGAACGACACGATCTACAAACATCCTTCGCGTTGGTTGGCGTGGAATGGCAAGGTCAACGTGGTTCGAGCGCCCTTGGCCACGGATTCATTGAACCGGATCTACTATGCCGATGGCAGCAATTTCCGCGTCACGGATCAAAACATCCTGGGCGGAGGGAGTGGGGCCCCAGCTAATTCCAGAAATATCGGTCTTCCGGTTCCTGCGCTGCCCATGTATTCCTTCACGCAAGCCGGGACGGGTACGGTCAACACGGTCACGATTGAATACACGCACGACGCCAGCAACGCCAAACTGCCCAAAGTTTCATGTTCGGGCGATCACGGACTCAAGAACAACGATTCGATCATCCTGAATGTTCCTGGCTTTGCGTCGCAGGGGCCTTATACAGTTGTCCTGACGACGGACTGCGCGACAAATGAGTTCAGGATCCGCGGATTCAATATCAAGATGGCAAACTGGAGCAGCATCCAGAAGCAGAAAGACGACACTACCAACGGGCCCTATAACGTCGTGGTTGCAGCCAACAGCCATCCATTCAACGATGGCGACACGGTTGTTGTTCATTGGGGCAGCAATAGCACTCAAACCAACAACAGCCATGGAACCCAGATTGTCGCGGATACCTATGCCTATCAGGTGGGCTATCAGGACACAGGGCATTTCCAGCTGGGCGGAACCGATTGGAGCTCAAGCCATTCGCCGCCTTATAAGATCCTGAATCAGACCCATCAAGTCGCGGTTTGCTTGCAAGATGCGGCGGATCCTTTTTATGGAACCAATACAGACGGATCCGGGGCTTTCTCAAGTCTTCCGACGTGGGCATGGACAGGGACTGAATTTGTTCTGATCGCATCAGCGGATTCATCGACCAATCGCAATACCTGGACAAAAACGGATATCGCGTCTTCGCTCCGAGATCGCGTCTACGTTGCGACGTTCGTGAATGGATACGGAGAGGAGGGCCCGCCTTCAAATCCGACGCCAGACCGCGCTATGACGCAGGGAACGGCAGTGACATTCAATGCCTTGCCTACGACGTCGTTGAATGGCCCTTACGACTACAACATTGCCTCGATCCGCCTTTATCGAACGGACATCAATGGCAACTATCGACTGGTCCCTAAAACGGATTCCAGCGGCAATCTGGTCACCGATTCCAGTGGGAACGTCATTTACGATATCCCGTACTCACCCACAGCGACCTTTGTCGATTACGCGACCGACACGCAGCTCGCGGAAGTGATTCCAACGATTGGATGGTATGAGCCGCCGTCAAACCTCAAAGGCATCATTGTCATGCCGGGTGGCGTCATTGTGGGCTTTGTTGGGAAAACGGTTTACGCCTGTTATCCCTACATTCCTTCAGCGTGGCCGGTCGAATATCAGGTAAACGTCGACTATCCCATTGTGGGGCTCTCACTAACGGCTGCCGGCATCATCGTCCTGACGGAAGGATTCCCGGCGCTGATTGTTGGAACGGACCCGGCCAGCTGGTCTGCGGTCAAATTGGAGTCCTATCAGGCCTGCGCCAGCGCAAGATCAATTGTGGATATGGGCGACTATGCCCTGTACGCCAGTCCCTTTGGTTTGGTGGCGATTGATCAAAACAATCCCCAGGTGGCGACCGAATCGATTTTCTCAAGAACCCAATGGCAGAACTTCATTCCCTCCAATATCACAGGCGCTTTTTACGAACAGAAATACTTTGGATCGAATGGATCCATGTCTTTTGTGTTCAATCCGGCGACCAAGGATTTTGTCGAGGTTGATCAGATCTTTTCGGCGTTTTACTCAGACCCTCTGACGGATACGTTGTATGCCCTTCAGTCAGATGGTTCGATTGTCTCGTGGGAACGCGGATCTTCGTATCTGACCTACACATGGACCAGCAAGCTATTTCAGCTTCCGTTGCCGAGTAACTTTGGCGCGGCTCAGGTGATTTCCGAAGCATCTTCGGGTAATCCCATCACGTTCAATCTCTACGGTGACGGAAACCTTCTGACGAATGTATCAGTCAGCAGTAACGATCCTTTCCGCCTGCCGTCAGGGTATCGTTGCCTGAATTATCAAATCACGCTCATTGGATCGGCGCGCATCAAAATGGTGTCGGTCGCCACATCCGTCTCTGAACTGAAGGAAGTCTAATGGGTCTTCGCCAAGTACCATCCGGCCTGAATCCAGCGCTGGACGGATTCCTGCGCGACTTGCGTCAAGCTGTTGAGGGTGGCGTTCCGGCTTCGGTCAGAACGGAAATCATCAATGCGGCCGTTAGTGCCGCAAACGGCGGGCTGCCGCCGGGGTTTCTTCCGCCCGGCCAAGTGTCGGATATCGTTGATCAAGTCATTTCCGACGTCATTAACGACCCCTTCTTTCAGTTGCTTGGCCAGCAGGTTGATGTCATCAATGGCCCAGCCTCGCTTCCTCAATCCGTCAGAGGGCAATTGGCTGATGTGCACAATCAGCTCGAAACAAAAATTAGCGCCAATGGCAGCGCAATCATTACCCTTCAGTCCGTCACTGATTCGCAGGCGACATTGATAACAGCTCTTGGCACTCGTCAGGGCAACACGGAATCAACTGTTACCAACCTTTTATCAACAACGCCGACCAGTGCAGCATGGTGGCTTGGATTGCAGACGACGATCGGCAATCAAAACGCCAAACTCGAAACCCTTAATCAAACGCTGTACGACCCAACCTATGGATTGACGGCGCAGCAATACATTAAGACTGACGTTAATGGCGTTGTTGCTGGGTACGGCATCATAAATAACTCTCTGGGGTCTCGCTTCTATGTGCGAGCGGACAAGTTTGCAATAGGAAGCCCTGGCGATTCAGATCCTAATCCCAGCGCTTATGGGGATCCAACGACAGATCCAAATGTCCCCTTTGTGGTTCTTGGAACCACGGATATCCATGGGAATCCTCCGGGCGTATACATCAAACATGCGGCCATAGCGAACGCCTCGATCGATACAGCAAAGATCGCTACCGCAGCAATTACCAATGCTTTGATTAAGGATGCCGAAATTTCGACGGCAAAAATCCAAGACGCAGCAATCAACAACGCCAAGATCTCGGATCTCCACGCGGAAAAGATCTGGTCGGGCAGCATTGCAAGAACGCAACCGTATTACCAAGGTGGAACCTACAGCGCGTCAGGGCAATCGACTTTAGCCGAAAGTTGGGGGTATTCCTTTAACAATAGCCCCGGCCGTCCGGTCCTGCTAAGGCTGGAATGGGAAATGTTGAGTGCTTTGAACCTGACCAGTGCCCACATGGACCTTTGGTCTGTGGATGGATGGGGGCTTGGGTGGGATGCCTATTACAAATGGGGAAATCAGATCCAGCAACGGCATCTTTATTCTTCGATTGTTTATTACGTCACGGTTCCTGCAAATCAATTCTTGTGGTTCAACGCATACATTGCTCATTCGGGCGATGGCGGCACTAGCGGGCAAGCCAATTTTTATATTACGGAGCAACTGTTATGAGGCAGACCGTTGTTTATCTGCTTTCTTCAGGCGCTATTGACCATTCCACGACGGGTTCGCTAGAGGCGGCCGACTTATACGTCGACAAAACAAAGTTTGGCGTAATAGAAGTTGATCCAGATGCGACGATACCGACGGTAGCAAATCGGCTTGTCGACGGATCAAAAGTTTATGTTGCGGACGGAATTCTTCGTGTTAAAGACCCTCTGCCCAACATCCCGATCCTGAAAGACCAGAGAGTGACGCTTCTCGGGAACACCGATTGGTTTTCGATTAGACATCGCGATCAGATCGAAGCGGGCATCCCCACGTCGCTGACGCCAGAGCAATTCACTGAACTGATGATCTACCGCCAAGCCCTTCGTGACTGGCCGACGTCTGGCGATTTCAGCGAATCCTTTCCAACCCCACCACCCTGGATGCAATGAGCCTTAAACCTGCCTATATCCGATCCTGTTGGCCTTTTGTTTTGGATGGACTCAAGGAGGTCAAGAAACTCCGAGGTGGGACGTGGCGCTTTGAGGACGTCTACGCAGATTGCGTCCACAAGGTCGCGCACCTATGGCTGGCAGATGAAGGCTTCGTCATCTTTCGGCCGGAAGTCGATGATTATTCTGGTCAGAAGATCCTTTTGGTTTGGATGGCCTGGGGTCAGTCGGATGATGATCTGATCGACAAATACCTTCCGCAGATCGTGGACATTGCGAAGTCTCAGGAATTCGACATCCTACGGTTTTATCGTCACGCAAAGGGCCCCTCGGATTACAAGGGGTTCAGGAAGACCCACACGGTCTACGACATGGATCTCTAATCGGGGCGCAATTATGGCACCAGCACACTCAACCAAACTGCACGAAAGCCCTTGGGATCAGGCCATGGCCAAGATCGCAGGCGAGCGATGGAACTACTACAAGAAAAACATGGTTCCCGTCGAAAACCAATACATGGGGAATGTCGACTGGTACAAGACGCCACAGGCTGCAAATGAAGCCTCAACCATGGCGACGGGTGATGTTTACAAGCAGGGAACCCCTCTGGCGCAGCAAACCGAAGCCAGCATGGCCAAGGCAGGAATTAGCCCCGCAAGTGGCGCATCCATCATGAAGCGGGCTGACGTAGCTGACAATCTGGCTTCAACGGCTGGAAACGCGGACACCAAGGCTCGCATGGGAACTCAGAACGAGTACCTCAAAGGCCTGCAAAACATTGTTGCCATGGGCAATAACCAAGCCGGAACCGCAATGGGCGGTCTGTCCTCGGTGGCCAATAGCGCATTGAGCCAATCTGAAGCCAACGCGGAATACAACCATTTGTCCTCAATGGCTCCAGCCAACGCAGCGGGAACGGCCGTAGGTCTTGGGCTCGACGCTTACGACAAATACTCAAAAGCATCATAAGGAGGCTGACCATGGGCGGTGGCGGCGGATCATCACAATCTTACGAAGCCAGTTTCCCCTTCGCGAATGTCGCCAGGGAACAGTGGGCGGATTATCAGAATCGGTTTCAGCCGGAAGAGCAGAAGCTGATCCATGAGGGCCTCAACCCGATTCAATACGATCAGTCCGCGCAAATGGCTGGCAACAACATGGATACGGCTTACCAGAATCAGCAGGGCGCTATGACCCGCGATCTGAGCCGTATGGGGGTGACTATGACCCCCCAGCAAAAAGAGGCGGTTGATCAAAATCTTTCCCTTGGTCGGGCGTCGGCAGCGGTAGGCGCTGAAAACACGGCGCGTAACGACGTCTGGGACCGCATCAATGGCGTGATGTCGGGCGGCCTTTCAACGCTCGATCGCAAGATTCAGAGGTAACGCATGGCGGGCTTAATCGATCTCGGTGTGGATTACCGAACACAGGCAAACGATTTATTGAAGAATGTCGCTCAAAACGAAACGAAGCGCTTGAACTTCAATCGCGAAATGGACGCGCAGCGCACGGCAGGCGAATGGAATGCGGCAGGGCAGGCAGTGGGTCTTGGGGCTGGCGGTTACATGAGCGGCGGACTCAGTAACGCCGCCGGAAAGCTCGGCGCCAGTTACACCCTGCAGAACGCGCTTAAACCGGACAGCCAGGTCTCCCCAACGGATGCGGAAACCGCAGACACCGAACAGCTGGCCAGCCAATATGAAGCTAATCCTCCAGCCGTTTCACAAACAAGAGCCAGCCTCAACGATCTCAACGCAAAACCCAGCACCCCACAGCCACAAGCCGAGAACGGTACGCCTCAAGCGCCTGAAGCCGAGGATGAGGTGGAAGAAGTCAATGAGCCGGTCCTGACGGAGCCGACTGCAGACGCAGGAGGAGAGGTCGGGGCGGACACAGGGGCAGAAGTTGGATCAGATGTTGGTGCGGAAGCTGGTGGCGAAGCTGCAGCTGCGGGCGGAGAGGCGGCAACTGCAGGCGCTGCAGGAGGCGGAGGAGCTGGTGAGGCGATGGCCTCTATCGCTGCGGCAAGTGCCGAGGACACAGGGCTTGTGTCCCTTTTGGCCTGTCTTTTATAACCCTCAGCAAAATCACCCCACACAACCCGCTTCGGCGGGTTTTTTCATTCTCAAATCGTGGAAGTTGGCGCACATAAGAAGCTGCGATCCAATCACGCTTAGTTATCTTGGAGATCCCCATGTCCGACCTTGGTTTCGGCGCAGAAGGCTTTATGAATGGGCTGGTGGGCGGCCTTGAGGCCTACCATCGGATGCACTCGACGGATGAGCATAATCGTCTCCTTCAGCAGGAGGCTCAGGATCGTCGCTATCGACTGGGACTTGAAGCTGCCAACAAGGGCTACGAGCGTCAGAAGATCCAAGCGGAAACCGAGAAGCTCAACCATGAGAACGACCGCAACCGCAGCCTCGATATATCAAATCGATTGGCGATCGGCGGCAATGTGAGCGATGAGGACTTCGATCACCTGGCCAACAAGACCGGCCTTCCGTGGGACATGATTGCAGACACCCCCAAGGTCCAGCGCCTGCAGCAAATGACAGGCGAGGTCGTCCAGGGTAAGCGCGACGTCAACGATCCAGAATTTCAAAGCACGATGTCCGATTTCCATGGTTATCGGGTCAACAATCGCGGGATTGGCTCTGAAGCCGTGGATCCCCAAACAGGAACCCGAATCAAGGTCACCAGCAAAAAACTCATCGGATTCGATCAGCACCACGAAGATCCCAATCTCTTTACGGGCCGGATTCAGGTCGATGGGACTGACGTCAAAACCGGAAAGCCCCACAGCTATACCGCATGGGCCAGCCGAGACGGGACATCAGACCCCAATGACCCCTACGCCTTTGTAGATGCCAAGCACATCCTCAACGCGAATGCGGCCATCGTTGCACTCAATCACCGACTGGAAGCAGATCCCGATGCGCGCAAGCGTCTTGCTGACTCACTGGAACGCGCCTCAACCAACCCAGAAAAACGATCCTTGATCGATCTTAGGAATGAACAGGCCGAGACCCAGCGGACCGTTCAAGGCGCTAACAGGGCCCTTGCGGGTGAGCGTAGCGCTCATGCCGGCCTTTATGGCGAACAAGGAAACACTGAGCAGACCAAGCAGGATCTCTATCGCGAAAAGGTCAACACCGAAGTCTCGCATCAGGACAAAAACGACCGCAGCGGCCTGGGGGCAGGCAGCCGATCCAAACCGCCAAAACCCGAATCCTTCAACAGCAAGAAAGCCAGCGACTACTTCCAGCTAAACGGCATGGGAGACAAGGTCGTTGAGGCGGATGACGATCTCAGGGGAAAACGCGACAGCCAGACCCGAGACGTTCAGACCATGATGGATTACTCCCCGGGCGTTAAACAGGAGAAGCTCCATCGCGTAGCTCAGGATGGTGAGCGTGGATTCATCAAAGATCCAAAGAACCCAGCCCAGAAGATCCCCGTTATCAAACACAACGGTTACGCCTACCAAACTGGCGAACCGATTCCTGTTACCCCCAGCAAGTAACACCCCATGGCAGTATTCGACCTCAAGAGCGGCAACCCTGTAGACCTTCCTGAAGAAGACGTTTCGCGCCCCGAAAGCGCCGGTCCTTCAGAGTTTCACGGCAACCTTGATCGACTGATCTCGGATGCGCCGGGAAAAGTATGGGTCAATTCGGGATACCGATCGAACGAGCGTCAGGCCCAGCTTTACGATGCAGCCATCAAAAAGTATGGGTCGGAAACGGCTGCGCGTCATAACGTCGCGCCTCCCGGTCGCTCGATGCACAACCATGATCTGGCCAGTGATCTTGGGTATGAAAGTGACGACGTCAAAAAGTGGGTTCATGAAAATGCGGCCAACTACGGCCTTCATTTCCCGATGGGGCATGAGCCGTGGCACGTTGAGCCGATTGGGGCGCGTCGTCGTCGGGGCGAATACCAGCCTACGCCTGCATCCGAACCGCCTTTGGCGGCCGGCATCAAGCTCACCGATGACATGGAGTTTGAGCCGCTTGAAAGACCGAAAGCACCTGAACCAATCAAGGCCGAAGAGCCTGGCCTACTCAAGCGCGGCCTGAGCGCAGTGAAATCCGCTGTAGAGCACATTGAGCCTGCCGAACAATTCAAGCTCCCGGTTTCGAAAGAGCAGCGCCGTGAATACCTTGCGGCCCAAGATCCAAATTCACCCGAATACGCCGCCTACGGCCAGCCCAAGATGGTCGGCTTGGATCGGGCTTCCTATTCTGGAAGCATTCCGGAAAAGGATCGCATCAAGGCAGATCCGGATCTGATCCAGCTTCATCGAGAACTGGGCGTCCCGGTCAAGCCTGAATACATGGATCGTGTCCGCGACCTTTATGAGTCGGCAACACCCGATCAGCGTAAGCGCTTTATGGGCGAGCCCGGACCTTTGGGTGCGGTTTCTCGATACTTCAACAAGAAGTACCAGGGCGGATCGATTGCCAACGAGGATTTTGGTGGCCGGGTCGAAGACATTGCTTCCCGTAACCGCAGTAATGGCATGGATCCCAAATCAGCTCAGGCGATGGCCGAGCGTGAAGCGGATTTCAATGCAGCCCCAATCAAGGGTCAAGCTCAGTCCACGGATTTCAATTTTGAGCGCAGCAAAGAGCTCAGAAACGCAAGCCCCATTACGCGAGGCGTCATTCAAGGCGGGGACATCCTCAAGCAGCAGGCGGCCGGCCTCAACAAGATGGTGGCCGATGTCGGTGAATCGCTGGGTGTCCCGGGCGCAGCAGGCTACGGTCGCGCACAGCTTGAAGCGCGCAAGCGACTGGGAATGCGCCAAACCGAAATGGGTGAGGCGCCGAACGATTTCAACCGGAATCTGGAAGGCGCGATCGCGTCCACGATCTCCAACGCACCGGGCTATGCCGTAGGGTTGTTTACGGGCGGTCAGACCATTCCGCTCTTGATGATGAGCAGTCAGGTCGCTGGGGATGAGTACGCCAACGGCATCGAGCACGGACTCAGTAAGCCCCAAGCGCTCACCCGAAGCGTCGGCATGGGAGCGGCTGAGTACCTTGGCGAGAAGCTGGGCTTCAAAGACCAGGTCAACATGCTGAAGCGCGCAGCCGGAGGCAACTGGCGCGACTTTGAGAAGCAATTCGTCAAGACCATGGCGGAACAGATCGCAGGCGAGGAGGGGACGACCCTGGCGCAGTTTGGGATCGATAAGTCTCGCGTCGGCCTGAACCCCGAAGCAACGGCCCAGGATCTTTTCAAGCAGGTCAAAGACACCCTCCACCAGACCGTGATCCAGACCGCCCTGATGGGCGCACCCGGGAGCGCAGCAGCGGTTCATCGTCGCCTTCAGGAAAGCGATGCGCGGCATGACCAGCCTTTTGCGGATGCGTTTGCCCCGGTTCGTGAGACGCATGAATCTCGCGCCATCTACGACGACACGATCAAAACGCCTTTGTCTGTGCTGCGGACGGATCCCGGATTCCGTCAGATCGTTCAGAACGACACCAATGAATACAGCAGCGGCCTCGAACGCGGTCGGGCTGCGCGTCAAGAACTGGCAAAACGTCGCGCACTGGATGCGCTGTCGCCTGCGCCAAATTCCATTTCGGGCCAGATTGAATCACCCGGAATCCAAGAAAGCACCAAAACCCAAGGAGTATCCAATGCCGAAAATCCCATTGTCCAAAGTTCAGGATCAGCCGAAAGCCGTCAAGCAGGCGATCAAACGAACCAATCCCAACAAGATCATGCCGGCAGCACCGGGTCTGAGTCGTCCCAAGGCGGCCAAGAGCAAGAAGGGCTGCTGCTAACCCCGTATTCGGTCCAGAAAACCCCGGATGGCAAGTTCGCCGTCGTCTCTGGTAACGGGAATGTCGAAAGCATTCACGATCATCCAGGCGATGCGTTCGATGCCACATTGGCGGCCAATCAGCGTTTACATCAAGAACAGGAGAGCCAAGATGGCAATCGAACAGAACGAATGGAACAACGACGGGAAGGGGATTCCTCCGCGCCCGGAAAACAAAATGCCGGAATGGACGGACGTGAAAGCGCCTCCGATGCCGAAGCCGGAACCGATCGGCAAAGCTCCGAGCCAGGAAGACATCGAGGACTGAGTGAAGAAACTCAGGCAGGTATCGAGCGATTAAAGCAAAAGGCTCTCGCCGCAAGAGACAACGGTGAGACCGCGCTGGCTGATTCGCTCGAATCCCTTGTTCGCCGCGCCGAAATGGGCAACTTTGTTCCAGAGGTCTATCAAGATGCCGATCATCCCGAAGGAAACACTGGAAGCGGAATTGAGAAAACTTCAGGCGGAAGACGCGCAACTGAAAGATCTAGTGTCGGAACTGGAGCTGCAGCTGTCGGATCAACTGGAGGATCAGCTGGCGGCGGAACTGGTGGCGTTTCTGAATCTGTATCCACTGGAGCCGGGGACGCTGGCGATCGTGGAGACAGTGGACATTCACTAGGGAAGCGCAAGGAATCCGAAGCGCCGGTCATCCAGAATCGTGATCGATCAAACCCCGCATCGATCCAGCAGATGCAGTCGATTGCGGCAAGGCCGCATTATTTGCGGCTGGGCCCGGGGAATGATTTTGCCAACGGAGCGCCCGTTGTCGTCGGTGGGAATATCCCTGCCATCCAACTCGGCAACAAGGATATTGCGGTCACCGCTAAAAACCGCGAGATCCCGTTCCAATACGCCGCCATTGAGGCGTGGAACCTGGTGCCGTCTCATAAGGCGGATGGTTCGCCCAACCCTGAATATGACGACATTCCGAAAGGCAAATTCAAGGTGATTGCCGGCAATGGCCGGGTCGCGGGTTTGCAGAAAGCCCATCAGCAAGGCTCTGCCTTCGATTACGTCCACGGCATGTATTCCGATCAACATCGACACGGCATTGAGCCAACCGTTGTCGGTGGCGTCATGTCAAGGCCGATTCTAGTTCGCGTCATGTCGGAGAGCGATCTCACCAAGGATATTGGCGATGAATCAAATATCGGCAACGGGCTGGAGCTTTCACCGCTTGAGAAAGCCAAAAACGACTCCCAGCGCATCGATCTGGGTGGGCTCGACTTCAATGATGACGGCGAAATCAATGAGCGCACCGTCAAGCAATTTGTCCGGACCATGCCGGAAAACGAGCAGGGCGCCCTTCTCGATACTGACGGAACCCCAAACCGAGACGCCTATGACCGCCTGAAAGCATCGATATTCTTCAAGGCCTACCGGAATGACGAACTGGTGCGGCTCTTCTCGCAAGCAGCCGATCCTGAAGCCAGACTGGTCATGTCGGCCCTTGCCCGGGTAGCTCCAAAAATGGCGCGCCTTGAAGGGACCGGCTATGAAGATATCAGTGATCTGGTGGCCGAGGCCGCAATCTCGATCGTCAACGGCAAGCGATCCGGTCTTACGATGCAGCAGATCGCAAAGCAGATCGATATCACGCATCAGCCAGGGACTGCAGACATCCTTGCGCTCTTTGCTGATAATCCCCGAAGCAATAAGATGGCGATCGAGGCGCTGACCGACGCCGCTGATTTTGCCTTTGAAGAATCCAATAACCCGGGAGAGGATCTTTTCGGTGAGCGCCAGAAGGCGACCCGACAGGATGTCCTCGACAGACTGAGGAAGTATCGTGGACAGCAAGAAGAATCGCTGGAACACGCCGGAGGGAGCGAGTCTCCTGAAGGCAATGATGGGACGAAAGAAACCGGACGAGAAAGACAAGGAGACGCTGAAGCAATTCAGCGAGGCGAACAGGAAGGGCAAGGAGGAGAAGAAGCCCTAGCGCCCATCAAGGAGCGCCGCGCTGCGCGAAAGGCGCGCAAAGAGTCATTTGCTTCGCCGGAACAGGAACAGCAAAGGGCGGATCTTATTTGGGGCATTGAGAGCCTTGAGCGCAGGCTCACAAAAACCAAGGGCGCGTATGATCGTAAACGAATTGAAAAAGAAATAGCGCAAGCCGAAAAGGAACTAAAGAAACTTCCAGAAGGCATGTTGACCCGAGAAGGGGTATCAGCCATTCCGCTTGGATCCAGAGGCAATATCGCTGAAAGCAGGCTGGTGCAGATTGATGTTGATGGGGCGCATGACCTCATTGATGAAACCCGAGCCCCTTGGGTCAACATGAGCCCCGAGGAGTTATACGCATATTACGAAAGTCATTACGAAACCGTTAATGCACCTCCCCCGATTACGCTGGCTTATTTCAAGAAAGCCATAGCTGATCGGCGCGGAACTGGAAGCGCAAAACAAGACGTAGGGACAAATAAAGCCGAGATTCGCCAAGGCCAGGTGGGAATGATGCTTTCACCCGGAGAAGTTGTCAGAACTTCTTCAGGTCGCGAAACAAGCCCATTCCCGAACTTTAACGGAAAGGATGGGGCTATTGGCCGGCAGGGTGAAGCCAAAGTCACTCAATGGCTTATCAAAAACGCCTACAACGAAGCCTTGCATCGCCTGGACGAATTCAATTCGGGGCAATTCCTAAATGACATTGGTCGCAATGACGTTCCGCAAGCATCGAAAGACGCTGCTGAAGAGTATTTGTTTGGAAAACAGCCTGCCGTTGTACCGAGCATTCTCAAACCATTGAATCAAGGATCCAAGGCTGAATCCTTATCGCCAGAAGAAACCTCAGACGACCAAAATATCAAGGAAACCGAAGCTCTGATTGAGCAGGCTATTTCCAAATTTGGAAGCGCCAAAGTTCAAAGCATCTTTGAGCAAGCCGCCAAAGATATGACGGCCGGCAAGGGCCAGTATTTCCCATTGGTGCGGAAAAGCCTGGAACAAGCGTTGTCTGGCCAAACCAGTGCGCCAATTCAAAACATCAACTATGCCGCCTATCAGATTACCGGCCAACCCGCTTACGAAACGTTTGGGCCTCTTTCGCATGACGATGCCTTGTTTGAATTGGATGTTTTGCGCGATGAGGCCAAAAAAGGAAAGCTCACGCCGCAACGGTTTGCCAACTCAGAAATAGGGCAAAGACTTGATACAGGCCTCATCGGTGAAATCAATAATCAAATCAAGGCCAATGAATTTGGTTGGATAGATCGGCTGGCTGATCGCATAAGGGAAACGTCAAAACAAAAAGGCGGTTCGGCTAATTTGGTCGATGACCTATTTGGCGCACCCACCAAGGAAGATCAGCAGCGCTCCGATAAAGAGGCTGTAGAGGCCTACGCAAAGGAAAAGGCGCGCCAGCGCAACGCAACGGGTCAGGAAATATCCGGCGGACTCTTTGATCAGGACAATCGGCAGGCCGACGTATTCTCCGAGCCCAGCAATCGCATCGATCGATTGAAGGCTGCAGAGAAACCGGCAACACCGACCTCAGAAGGTGCTCAGAAGGCGCAGGCTGATCTTGATGACGCGCTCAAGGATCTGGGCCAGGTTTTCCTCGATGCCAACCTGTTCGTGCAAAAAGCGGTCCCGACCAATGAGCTTGATGAAGCCAAGCTGATTCCGGTCCTTGCGCGTCTTCTGGATGCCGCATTCCGCCTCGGATATCACAAATTTAAGGATGCCTCCAAGTTTGCGCTGGACACCATTCGCGCCAAGTTTGGGGATGCAGCAGCCGATTCGATCACGCTGGACCACCTGCAAGGCTCTTACATTGCAATGTCTGGCAAGTACCGGGATCAAGGCGCCGATACGAAGAAAGACGTCGTCAGCGTAGAATCCCTAGCAGAAATTCATCAGGGTGAAACCAATGTCACTGACCGGAATAGCGACTCCAATCTGGAACGAGATCGCGAAAACGCAGACACTCAAAACGGACTGGGCCAAGAAGGCGTTCGCTCTGGATCCGCTCGAAATGGCGGAGTTCGAGGGGCAGGAATACAACAAGGTGAAGGAGAAGCACGGACACTCGGTAGCAGCGAGCTACATGGACGTGAAACCGTATCTCCTAGAGAACCTAGCGATCTCACGATTTATCGAGGGTCAACCGAATCTGCGGACAGCGATGCCGGAGATCGTCTCGGTAGCGGAGGCGATCTTGTTGGCGTCAGCGGATCGCCCGTTGAACCCAATGCAGCAGGACCAATTAAGGCAGCTGCTCGAAGCCGATCTGAAGTAAAGGCAGACCAAGCCGAACAGACGACAGCCGATGCGCAAAAGCATAACGGCGAAGGGCTGGATGAGATTAAGGCCGCCCTGCCAGCGCTCCTCCCGGGACAACAGGAAGACGTCCTAAAGGCAGAAAAGCGATTCAGCGCCCCCGATGGTTACGGAATGCTGTTTACCAACGGCACCGGCACCGGCAAAACCTTTACGGGTCTTGGCGTCATCAAGCGGTTTGCCAATCTTGGCAAAACCAACATCATCATTCTTGCCCCGAACGACAAGATCATTGAGGACTGGATCAAGTCAGGAAAGATCCTGAACCTTCCGATCAACCGACTCGATGACACCAAGGATGCCGGCAAAGGCATCACGATCACCACCTACGCGAATTTTGGCTCAAACAATGCGCTGGCCGATCGCAACTGGGATCTGACCGTCACGGACGAAGCGCACTACCTGATGCAGGATGGCAGCGGCAAGCCGACTCAGGTCATCCAGAACCTTCGAGCGATCACTAAGCATCCGGATGGGGCGTACCGCCGCGCAGAAATGCTGCACCGGGATCTGCGGGATGAGATTGAAGACCTGAGTAAACAGGTTGAAAACGCAAATAAGACCATTTCGAATTCAGACACGATGGATTCGACCGTCGCTGATCTTCAGAAACTCCTTGCGGTGATTGAGCCCAAGCTCGCAGCTGCGGGAGCCAAGTGGTCAGCCGCCTTGGAAAAAGTGAAGGCCGACGTCGCTGCTTCACAAAACGCATCAAGGCCCCGATCTCTTTTCCTGTCAGCCACCCCGTTTGCGTATGAGCCCACGGTCGATTGGGCGAACGGCTACCTCTTTGATTACAGCGAAGGGCAATCCGACGAATCGAAGGAGTTCAGGGGCTACAACCAGGGCAGCAATAAAGACCGATTCTTTATGACGCATTTCGGTTATCGGATGCGTTACAACAAGCTCACCAAGCCGGATGCAAAGGTCGACAGCGGTTTGATGCAGCGGCAATTCAATACCTGGCTCAAAAAGCGCGGATCTCTCTCTGGTCGAATGCTGGATGTGGCGGCGGACTATGATCGTCGATTCATTCTGGTGGAGTCTGCGATCGGTACGCGGATCGATCAAGCGCTGGAATGGTTCCACGACGAAGCCGATCGGATTAAGGATGAAGGCGGCGACCCGAATGGCGTAGGCGAATTGGAGGACGCGGTAGGCGACAAGTTCGACTATCTGTCCCGTCGATACCTTTTGGAAGCCATCAAAGCGTCTGAGGTCATCAAGCACGTCAAGGAGCACATGGCGATCGGCCGCAAGGTCGTGGTGTTCCATGACTACAAGAAAGGCGGCGGATTCCATCCATTCAGGATCAATCGGACCAGCAACCCGCTCTTTAATGAGGCGCTCGACAAGTTCAATACGGAATTCAAAGATCTGATCGGAATCGATTTCGCCTCGATGCCGAACCCGATCGAGGTCTTCAGGCGCGAATTCCCAGACGTTTTACTCTTCAATGGCGACGTTCCCGCAAAGGTTCGCAGAGCCAATGTTGAAAAGTTTCAAGACGACGCCAGTGGACCGCAAGTGATCCTGGTGCAGTCAGCGGCAGGCAAGGAGGGTATCAGTCTTCACGATACCACCGGCAAACATCAGCGCGTACTTCTGAATCTGGGGCAGCCGACGCAGCCGACGACAGCAATCCAGCAGGAAGGCCGTATCTACCGCACAGGTCAGGTTACGGACGCCATATTCCGTTACCTCAACACTGGAACCAACTGGGAGAGGTGGGCGTTTGCGACCACGATCGCGCAGCGCGCCAGTGCTGCAGAGAACCTCGGCATGGGCGAACAGGCCCGAGCACTCAAGGATGCGTTTATCGCCGGGTTTGAAGAGTCTGGAGATTACCCCGCAGGGATGGAGGATGAGGGCAAGGGCGGAAAGGAACGCGACCGCCTGGCCAATGAAGCGCTCACCGAATGGGACCGCGCCAAAGCCTTCTATTACGGAACCCAGAAAAAGACCAGCAAAACCAAGGCGCAGGAAGGGGCGGATTATTTCGCAACCCCCGAGCCTTTGGGGCTCAAAATGGTCGAATGGCTGCAGCTGCTGCCGGGTGAAAAAGCGCTGGAGCCCAGCGCAGGCCATTGTGCGATTGCGCGCTGGCTGCCAGAGAACACCGAGCGCACGGCAGTCGAGCCTTCACGTCAGCTTCTTCCCAAGCTCGCCATGGTGTTTGACGGCAAGATCGTGGACACCAACTTCGAGCAGCTCA